TGCTAAGATTGGTTCAAGCGGTGACTATGCTAAGATTGGTTCAAGCGGTGACTATGCTCAGATTGGTTCAAGCGGTGACTATGCTCAGATTGGTTCAAGCGGTGACTATGCTAAGATTGACAGCACTGGAGAAGATTCTGTTATCATGTGTGCTGGCAACAGTTCAATAGCCAAAGCAAAGGTAGGCTCATGGATAACGCTGGCAGAATGGAAATGGAGCGATGAAAAGAAACGTGATGTTCCAGTATGTGTTAAGACTGAGTACGTTGATGGAGAGAATATCAAGGCTGATACTTGGTATCAACTTAAAAACGGAAAGTTTGTTGAAGTTGAGGAGTAACTAACCACCCTCTCCTGTAAAAGGGAGAGGGTAAAAAGAAGAGAGTATGGAATTAGTAGTTATAATATTAGGCTGGTTTACATTAGGATTTATATCTGCTTATCTGTTAGCAATAGCAGGTAAAATAATCTTTGATGCTGCAACCGCTGATTATAAGTTATACAAGCATGTAAGATTGTGTCGCAAGAGATTGCTAAGACAACGATATGAAGATTATGCTTGGCTGTTACTCCAGTTAGAGAAAGATACGAAAGTTTTCAATCTTACTCATAATACAAGAGGTTGGACTTTTGAAGATTGGAGAGATTTTTATTTTAAAAAAGCAAAGGAGTATAAGCAATGAGTAAAATTAAGGAATTATTAAGTCAAGCATACAATCAGCTTGACGAGTACAATAAAGGTGGTGCTACTCAGCATAACCTTCTTTGGAAGGCAATGGGCAATATTGAGGATGCACTTAATAAGTTGGAGGATTGAGTATGAATAGAAAAGAAGCAGCAGAGCTGCTGCCTATTATTAAGGCATTTTGTGAAGGAAAACAGATTCAGGTCCTGTTTGGTGAGTGGAAAGATGTAGATGAAATTGGACTCCGTGAATTTTCGGAAACCCCAGAGTTATACCGAATCAAGCCAGAAACCAAGTATCGACCTTTCAAGGACGCAGAAGAGTGTTGGGCTGAAATGCAAAAGCATCAGCCGTTTGGATGGCTGAAAAACAAGGAGTCGCAAGCCCTTTTTGTATGCAAGGCTATCGGAAAATTTATTGCTATAGGAATTGAAGATACTCCTTACACATATCAACACCCATTCGATACATATACCTTTGCCGACGGAACTCCATTCGGTGTAAAAGTGGAGGAATAGTTATGGCAACAGAATATAAAATTGGCTTAGACCCGGAAATCCGAAAATTGATGGAAGAACATGGGATTACATGTGACAACAACAATAGTTACAAGCCAAAGCGTCAACTTATGGCTACTGATGTTATCAGAGAACTCAAAAAGTTGATAGAAGAGAATGGCGATAAACCGGTTTTTGTATCTACAGGATTTGAGTATGCTGATGCTCGTAAAGTTTCAACCTACGATAATGGAGATATTTACATTGGAGGTAATTAATATATAAGGAAATAGCGTATGAAGAAGATTATTTTTATAGTACTGTCTGTTCTTTCGCTTATTTCATGCAGCGAGGAACAAAAGAAGAAAATTAAAGAATCAGAGATATCTATATCTGATGAGTGGTATTACAGAGGACACCATTACTTAGTCTGGAGTAGGTCTCAATGGCTCAATAGTATTGTTCACGACCCAGATTGCCCTTGCCATTTAGACACATTGGACATATATGTGATAGAGAATAATGATACGACTTATGTGATTAGAAAGAAGTAGCCTATGAAAATTATATTAGCAAAGAAGATAATGCACTTTATACTTAACGTATTAAAGGCTATCATTGTTGTTTTTCTCTGCATTCTCGCAGGAGACTTAATCTCTCTTGTTTGGAATGGAGGGCATACTTATGAAGTGTACAAGTCGAGGACATTTATTAGCGATTTGCATGATGAAGCTTTTTTTATCTTCATTACATTTTTAGTCGTGTCTTTAATTCTTGCCTATAGCATAGAATGGTATTTAAAACTAAAAAGTAAGTAACTATGAATAAAACAGATTTACATTCATCATTACTTTTCCTGATGCTTAAACTGGAAGAGGCGAAGAGCAACCCGATGATAGACAAGAACTTCATTGTTGCATTGACGGAAGTGCTCAGATATTTCCGTGATAACGGAGAATTGAAGAAAGCCTACGAGAGCAAAAAAGATTCGTTGGCAGACATGGCTAATAGTTCTTGGATGAAAGCACTAAAGGAATATGTTTCCTCCAAAAATCAGGAAGTCGGAGTTGATGCAGAGTTACCTGATATAGATGAACTTATTAAGAAAATCACTTCTAATGAGTTCATCGAAAAGAAAATAAAGGATATTCTTGGAGAGTAAAACCACAATCCCCACCTAGCTTCACAGCCGGGTGGGGATTTTTCAGCTAAATAAACAACGTCTAACCTATAAAAACAAAAACCTAAAATTATACCTTAATCAACTTATCTATGAACTTATCCAAATCCTTCTCGTACCAAACAAGTTCGGTCCAGCCCTTGCGCTTCTTACCCTTCGGGAGCCTGCCTTCTTTCACCAGCCGGTCAAATGTAGCCCTGGAAACTTTGACGTATCCGCACGCTTCCGCTTTACTGATTGGCTCATCCTTGTTGGCAATCTGATGCAGGAAATTCAGCATCATCGTGTTCTGCTGCTTATTCGTCAAACATCTTCCAGACTGAATCCGCTCATGAAATTCCATCAAGAGTGAATCAATCATCTGGAGTTCTTCGCTAATCTTTCCCATAAGCTAGCACTTTTTATTGTGATACCAGAAGGTAAAGCCGATGGCACATACAGCCAACAGGAAAAGAAATCCGATATAGCATCTTCCCAGTGTCATTAATCTCTGCTCACTCTTGGTAAGCTGTCGCTCAACTGGTACTGGCACGGAAACAGAATCACGCTTGATGATGGTATCAAGCTTTACCTTATATATATTGCGGTATCGGTCCCGATAGGCAATCTTGCTTATCACTATGGTATCACCCTTCTGATACACATACACCGAATCCTTCACATACACACTATCCATTTTGGCGATAGTATCACTTCTCACAATATACTCAGTATGATACTCGGGAACCTTCACATATTCCGTGGTCTTGCAGCCAGTGAATGCCAGCAGGATAACTCCAACCACCAAACCGATGCAAGCCCATTTCCAAAATCTTATGTCATACCACTTCATACGCTATAGATTTTTATATTCCTCTTTCGCATTAAAACAAGGGCACATCTTCTTCCACTTCGACTTGTCTGCACCCCAAATGTCACGATGCCCCATAATCGCCGCATTCGGGTATTTCTTTTTCAGCTGTTTAAGCAGGGTAACCAGTGCATCCTTCTGCTCCTTGGTTCTGTTATCTACAGCCTTTCCCTTCGAGTCGATACCGCCTACATAGGCAATATTGATGGAAGTAGAATTATATCCCTTCACACCGTTGCTAACCATTTCTATCGGTAACATCTGATGTATGCCACCATCCTTGGTAATCACATAATGATAGCCGGGGTTCTTCCAGCCCTTGCGCTTGAACTCATCCCAAAGCTCCTTCACGCCCCATTTCTGAGAAGAGGCAGTACAGTGAACGAAAATTCTCTCAATCAGTCTCATACCTTGCCCTCCTTCTCCTTTTCCTGTTCCTTCATAATCTCAGCAAAAGCCCTAGCCAAGTCTTCTTTGTTCTCCAGAAGAATGCTTACCGTCTTCTCCTGCTTCCGTATCTCAGCCTTCTGCCAGCTCTTCTCTCTTACGCTTACAAATTCACAGAACACGCAATAGCCTGCCCATATCATAGAGAAGACAGGGAAGGGGAGAACCGTACAGGCTATCAGGTCTATACAGACCGTCACCATGAAGGGAGAGAAGTATTTCCTCGCCTTGTCGCAAGTCTTCTTGAATCCTGTACTTGTCGTAGCCAGTCCGTTCTCCTTCGCTTTCTTGATGCCAAAGAACAGGTCCACGCCCATAGAAATGATAAGAGCACCCATGCAGATGGCAATAACCAATGCCGATCTGTATAGGTGCTCTTGCAAAAATGTATGAATAATCTCTGTCATATATACCATTAATATTGATTAATGGCGCAAAGATAAGGGGTTTTCAGATAGATTTTTCCGTGTTTCCGTCTAACTGTTCATGTACCACCAAATTTTATCGGTGGGGTGATTGGTTGACTCGTCGCAGAGGAAACTCACTGATAGTTCGGAGATTCTCTTCTTCAGGGTCTCCTTGCTTCTCGACCATTTCCCAATCACATCAATGTTCTCTGCAAACATCTTGTTCATGGTAACGGCAAAATCCCACATCGTGTAGTCGGGAATCATCCAAGCCTGCTTGTCGTACTCCTCCTTCATTTCCTCGTAACCGAAGAATGGAGCATACTCCTTGGTCACATCATCCTTGAAGTAGTAGATGTTGGCGATGCAGGCTCTTCCCAGCTTCTCATCAAAGTGATGTCTTCTTTCCATCCAGTACAGAAGGTTTCTCTGTACTATTCTCTCTTCTTCTTCCGAAAATCCGCATTCTCCATTCTGAAACATCTGGAATGCGGCATTTGCTACGTGTGATAGCGATCTTGATAAATCCATAGGCGTATAGTATTAATGTAAAAATGATAAATACATGGTGCATCTCCAGCTGGTCTGGAGTGATGAGCCAGTGCTGATAATACAGTCTGATGGCGTTGATGCCAAAGAAATAGAAGAAAGGGATGCGGAATATCCAGCAGTATCTGAAGAAGAAGCTTACTGGTATCATGCAGATTGGCATATACACGTATGCCAGAAAGTAAATCCAGATGATGCAATTTCCGTTATCATCCGTATCAAGTACGGTAGGTCTTGGGTAACGCCCATAGTCCCAAACTCCATACCAGTGCCCTACCATCAGCGGTATGGGTGCCCATTTTGCCAGGAGTTCATAGAATCTCCAAATTTTGCGGCTCAGCAAACCTTGCAGAACCAACTCTTGCTCTTCTTCTGAAAGAGCGTTGTTAATACTCTTTTTCATTTTTGTTTCAATTTTATGTTGATATCGTTGATCTAGTTGCTGTTTCTTAGAAAACGGTAGCTAAATGTTTTAGTCGGTGCAAAGATAAAAAGATTTCTGCACAAAACCATAAAAAGTGAGCAAAATATTAAAATATATTATTTATTTGGACGTATTCTAGATAATTTGTACCTTTGTAGCACGATTTAACGAATAAAGCGTATGACGAAAACCAATTATAGTTTGACGGAAAAGCAACGGGAAGACCTGATGAAGACTTATCGTGAGGTAGCACCCACCTGCCACACCGCAAAGGAGGCGTGGGCGAAGATAGTATCTCATCCCGCACCGAGATATTACGTGAATCCCAAACAGGCATTCGAGAAACTCAGAAAGATGGTTGTAGGCGATTTCTCTGAGGTGGATGCCATGACGGAACCGAGAAGGAGAATGTACTATTCTCTGTTCGACAGATTGAACGCAGTATCTCAGAAGAAGGAGTTTATCGGGCAGTCGCTCCATTTCATCTGTCAATTTCTGGTAGGAGAGCCAGCCCCCGAGTTCTTCCTGTCTCCTCGTTCTGCAGAGGATATTTTCTATAATTGCAAGCGATATGGGAAAGGTTACAGGGATGGTAAGCATGAATAGTTTCAGATTGAAGGCGTTTCTTTCGCTCATCTGCATCGTTCTTTGTACTTGGCACATCGGATTCTATCACGGATGCCCCTGGGAGAATCATCTTCTATACAGTTTCTTCCACGTCAATGGTTTTCATCTTGCCATCAATCTGCTGGTACTCTGGCAGATCAAGGGCAGGATTTCACCCTTCAAGGCTTTTGCGGTAGCCGTAGCAGCCAGTTATCTGCCGATGTTCGTCACCGAGCCAACGATGGGGTTGTCTGGATTCCTCTTTTCTGTCTTCGGTATCATGTGGGGCAGGACAGGACGATGGAAAGATGCAATCAAAAAGGCTGGACCCTTCATCCTCTTCACAATGTTATTGAATAATGTGAACGGATGTCTCCACCTTTATTGCTTCGTCATAGGTTATTTGATGGAATGGTTCATAATCTACATAGAACGGAAACGTTCTGCATAAGTTTGTTAGTGTTTAAATGTCGAAGGCGACTGCTCATACCGAGTAGCCGCCTTCTTGATGTTATCAAACTTATGGAAGGGTTTATCTTATCTTGTCTTCCCTTCTGCTCTGAGTCTCTATGATGGACCCGACAAAGGAATCGCTTGCCTTGAAGTTCTTGAAAGAATACTCCAGCTTGAAGTATTTCCACGGCTTGCCGAAGAGACTCTTCAGCACAGCCCAGTCCTTGCCGTTGTTGGAGCCATAGACCGTTACACTTACCATGCCGGTATCTGAATCGAAAAGATGCTTCAAGCCCCTCAATGATTTCAGAATGGTAGAGCCGCCAAGTTTCAAAGGTCGGGTAGTCATGATGCAATCATAGTCGTTGGTATCATCCTCTGCCAATGGTATATTGGTAAGGGAGTAAACTGTACTATCATCAAACTGCACAAGGTTGTCGGGGTAGTTGTTGGCTACCGTTCTGCAGAAAATCTTGCTGCCGGTATAGTTGTGGGAGATAGAGAAAATCTTATCCACCATATTATATACATAGTGATAGCTGGTCTTCTTGCTGAATATTCTCAGCAGCGAAGCCTTGTAGTCGTAGGCTATCAGACAGTTCTCCAGGAAAGTCTTGAAAGGCAGGAAGTTGCTTGGCAATCCTCTGTTCTTTCCACCGCTCAACTGTCCCGATACGCAAATCGCCTCGCCGCCCGATGTAGCCATCAATCCCTTTTCGGAAGTGAAGTACACAACCTTGTCGGTAGGGGTGATGGAATCTGCATTATTGCAAACCTCTCTGGATATAGGGTGTATGCTGGAATAAAGACCCTCTGCATTCACACTCATGGCATAGATGCCTTCATCGGTAAAGACGAGCAGAGGATATTGACCGAACTGTCCCTGACTTACCGCCTCTGTATTAGCCACGATACCGAGAATCTTACCAGTACCCACGGTGTTATCGCCCGAAGCCTCAAACACAAACGGATTGTTCACTACGGAAGTGAAAATCTGGGAATCAAGTGTTTCGTAAGCATTAGTATCAACCGTAGGCGCAGCTACATTCCCCGATATTTCATCATTGGAAGGAAGCGAAACAAAAGCGTACGCTCCATTCAGCATAGGATGCTGAGATAGCTTGACACGGATTCCTGCCAAATCAGAAGTAGTCCTTCTGATAATCATCTCTGTAGCGTGAGGGTCTGGATAATAGAGCCAGCCAGGTATGGTTCCTTCAGGGATGGTATTATTGTCTGATTTTACCCAGGCATCCATTGTGTCACTTACGATATGGGTATAAAATGTAAAACCTTCGCCGTTTGAACCTAGAACAGCAGTAAAGTAGCTAAAGCCACGGAAAGGGTATCTGTTAATTCCTAACAGGTTGATTCTGTTATTATAAACAAACAGGTTGTTACCTGTAGTTTTTGTCCAACCATAGTAATCATCTTTTTTTAACTGCTCTTGCGAAGTCAGATTTTCAACTGTATGGTCTTTTATCACCTTTTCCGCATTATAGATGCGCCCATCTAGATAGCTGCTACCAATTTTTAGTGAGAACAATTTATAATATTGCGTCTTGTTTAACAGTTCTTCTACGATTTCATCGTCTGTTTTGTATTTTTTAGGAACGATTAAGCATCTAAGTGGAGTATGTAGAAACCTATTGTAGTCTGAATCATATATGTGCTTGTAGAAAAATCCTATTTTCTGATAATTGTCTGAGACCATACCGTCATATCTGATACCGCCATAATCTTTTGGGTCTTTAAAAGTCCAATCATCGTCAATGTTGAACTGTGCAACATCATCACTTGCAAACACAACGACCTCTTTTACAATATCGTCCCATTGTCTGAGATTCTTAATGCTTGCGCTAAAACGCATTTTCCCATAGTATGGTTCATACCTTATATTATAGTAGCGAGTAGATTGTGATGATTCTAGAAGACCATCCGAATTAAAATTTCCACTTCTTCTTGCAGAAGGAAAACAAATGATAGGATTTGAAATCTTTGCATAGGTTCCATCATAAAGTTTTAAAGCGAAGCGTAAAAAGAAAGGATATATAAAATAATTGTTTTCTTTTACAATATTGACAGCTTGGGCAGCAGTTCCCTTGATTGCCGTTTGCAAGTTGTCGTATTTGCCGGTATCAGACGGGATTTCTAACATATAATAAAATTTTCCTGATCCTTCAGGATTTACCGTACCATCTTGATTGATAGAACACGTAATTTTTTCGAATCCCCCCAGGAATGGTTGAATGTTATTGATCACCGTCTTTGGCAACGGTTCATTGCTAACGTCAAACCCAAACTTCATTTCTGGCTCAGGCAAATCAGACCCAAGATACTTGTATTTTCCACCAGCAAACTTGATGTATTCAAGCCCATTGCTGGTAGAGATTACCAGCGTATTCCCCACCGCTTGTGCATCCTTCACTTCTCCATTACCCTCAAAAGCTCCAATCGGAGTGCTGAGGTCGCTCTTCTTGTAGCATCTGATGGTATATTTGTTTGTTCCGGGGTCTCTGTCATAGGTAATGATATTCTCGAAGTCTGCCATTTTATGCACAAACAAAATCGTTCCGCTCACCGTGCCGAAAGGCTCCATCTTTTGAATCGGAACCATTTCACCATTCCTATATATGATGTTTTGAGAATAGGCAAGTTCGCTATCTTCACTCAGCAAGTCACTCGGTACGTTCGTCATACCCTTGCTGAAACTCAAAGTCTTTCTATCCAAGTTTCTCTCCATAACTCAATATCTTTAAATTTTCGCAGCAGAGTGAACGCCATCGCCACCGCTGCTTGTTCTTTCCTTTTGTTTCCATTTCGGCTTCTCCATATCGTTGGCACTTACCCACAAACCGATGGCGGTACTCATCAGTACATCATCATGGTTTCCGTTGCCCACGATATTACCAAGACTTCCATCATCATGTCGCTCATAGATTCTCAGCTCATGATACATTTCCCTGTCTGGCTCATCCCAGAGCATATCATCCACAAACTGCTCCAGATTGTCAATCACCCAACCCTTGGTCAGCTTGTTGGTCTGGAATCCATACTTGGCAAGCACGTCATCGTTCACATCCTCTGGGCTTGTGGTGCGCTGATACAGATTATCGTAGTAATCGGCAATCTCGTTCAAGATACTTCCGAAGTGATCGCCTTCCGTATTGTTGTTCTTCTCCCGGTCTGCCGTGTTGCTCTCGATTACCAGCAAGGCATCATCATAGTAATGAGCCAATGCTGCCGCCATCCACGCCAGCTTGTCGTGCCTTACGTGTCCTCGCCATCTTGCCACCACCTTCGGCTTGCCCTTGATGGTAGGCAACATCCCGAATCTATCTATCACCGTCATCACGGTATAGTCGGAAGTCGAGGATTTACCGCCAATATCCACACTCACCAAGTATCTATTCTCCACTTTTAGACAGTTAGGTACTGCCCAGATTTTCAAGTCTCCGTCACCATCTGTTCGGATGCTTATCTTTGACTTTTCGATGGAAGACTCATTTTTGTTGCCGTCAATGATGATGTCGGCGGTATAGATTGGCTCACGCTTGTACTTCTTCTGCAAATCATCAATAGAGTAGGGGTTGAAGACCAGATTACCAGAGTTTCGGAAGGCATCTTCCTCATCCACTGGAGCCTCGGTAGCACAGAAGGAATGGGTAGTAAACTTATTGCGGAAGTTTCTGTACCACTCGATAGCTTGGAAGCAGGCGCCCTTTTCCCACATACGCCAGAAGAACTTTCCTGTTTCTCGGTAGCCCTTCGGATTGGTACTCTTATCCTTGTTTTCCAAAATCCATTTGGCAAAGGCTCGTTCGCTCTTCACTTCCTCCATATCGTGCTCGATGAAGAAGCAAGGGATAAATAGGAAGGAATAGGCATCATTGTTCTTCGGGTCCATAGCCAACTGGCATTTCTCATAGAAGAAGCCAGAGTTACCCTTGCCGGTACTCTCGAACACCTCCAAGTTATCCTCCTGATTTCTGATACCACCCGAGATAGAAGAAATCACGCCCTCAGGATCATGCTCTGGGGTCTTCTTCCAATAGGCAACCTCAGAATAGTGAGCACAGTGGAAGTTGCTGCCACGTACGGAGTCAAAGTTCTCAAAGGATGCCACGGTCAGCGTACTTCTTCTTACTGCCCTCATGCCGTCTGTTACCTGGAAATCATCAGGCGAGTTCTCGTAAGGAGAGAATTGAAGCTTGGCTCCCGGTCTTCCGATGGTCCAGCCTGGCTGGTTCTCCAATGCCTTTCTGTACATCGCCTTGATTTTCTTTGCCGTGTTCTTCTGCTGGGCTAGTACGATGGCGTTCCATCCGTCCTTGCGGAAATCCTGTAGCCACTTGATGTAAAGCTGTGTGAGTGTAGAACCGCCCCACTGTCGGGCTTTCAGAATCACTACTCGGATAGCCTTTTTGCTGGTTCTCAAATCCTCAAAAATCTTCAAGAGCTTGCGCTGAGGGTAGTTCAGCTTGAAAGGTATCATATCGCCAGTTACCTTATCCTCAATCTTGTCGGTAGCAAACAGGGCAAACTCGGGGTCTTCCCTGAATCTCACCTTCATAATCTCGAAGGTCAGCACCATCTTCAACTGCTTGGTGTAGTAACTCTTCTCGTTATACTCCTTGCCCCATACCCGGATGATGTACTCCTTCATACTGCCCAACTGTTTCAGCCCCCTATATAATAAGGTACGCATACATTCTCTGGGAACCCACATCTTCTTGATCATGAAGTCGGGCAGTTCGAGCAGTTCCCTGTGCTCGAAATCATAGCAGCCTTCACCCGTCCAAGGGTTGTAGGTTCCGTAAATCTCATCGTATCGCCGCTTGTTTTCGGCTACGAGTTCATCTATATCTACTTCTCTAACTAATGCCATCGCCCAATTCCTTTATCTCCTCAAAATCTGCATCCTGTATCTGTGGCACCTGAGTCACGTCCAATGCGTTGTCGTCTGTCTTGGTCTGTGCCAGTGCTGCCAACTGCTTGAAGTCTTCGTCCAATCCATGGGTCACGCTCACCTCGCTTTGCTTTGGTATCATGTGCTTGGTCAGGTTGGCATAGATGGTAACGTATGTTTTCGGGTCGTATTCTGCCAACTGGTTCATACAATCCTCAAACTTATCCTGATGTCGGGCTAGGAAGTCTCGGATAAACTCTTTCTGTGCGCTCTTGCTCACTGGCAGAATCTTCTTTGCCTTCTCTCGCTTCTCCTGCATGATTTCTCTTACCGACTTAATATCATCAAACTCTCCCATAAGCTTCTCCTTCCTTTTTATCCAAATGGTTTCAGCGGATGAACCAGCATTCCTGCTTTGCTGGCACTCGCTGCATCCAGTATCTCCAGTTCTTCATCGTTCATTTCCTCCTGCTTCGAAATAGTAAGCGGGTCCTTGCTGGTAAGCGTAAGCAGGAAATATTCGTAGAGAGTACCAGCCACGATGTAGCTGTGGATATGTTTCACCAGCTCGTCATACCGTGTATCATCCCAGTAGTCGGGCATGTTCAGCCAGATTTCCTTCTCATCCCATTCCTTCAGGGCATTGTCTCTTACCACTCCCTGCGGCTTCATCACGTAGGCAGAGAGGATTCCTTCTGCCTTTTTCAGGTACTTGTCAAACCAGCGGTAGAAGAGGGGTCTTTCCTTATCGTTCTCACTGGTTGGGATGATGTCTTCCTGATTCGTCTGGTTGCCTCGTCTTGCCCTGCCTACCATGTTTGTAGCTGCATCAATGTCATACCAGAGTTGGTTGGTATAGATGAAGATGTGCTTGCTGTAGTACTTATGTGCCGGACGAGGAGGCTTCGGAAGGAAAGGATTCGGCTCGGGCTTCCATCCTCTCTCACGGATAAAATGTGTAGGGTGTAATGCGTTGAACTCCATCTTATACCTCCTTTGCTACGGTTACTTCTACCTCTGTCTTCAAGTTGTCGCTGTGTCGGGAGAAGAGGATAACGGTTGCCACGCCGGTATTCCTTGGCTTCAGGGCGAAGGTATAAGGGTCTGGGCTGCGCTGAATCTCAACGATGCTAGGGTCGTTGCTTCTCGCCTCAATATCATCAATGGTGCCATCATCAATGGAGTAGGAGATATTCACGTCCTCTTCCTCCAGGGCAATCGTGATAGCTCCATCACCACAGCTTCCATCCACCTTGGCAGTAAGATGCTGGGTATAAGGAACGGTTGGAACTACTGGACCGCTCAGCACGAAACATCTGCGGATGCTCTGCTCATCTATGCTGAGCGAAGCCTGATAAGGTTCTGCCTGTTTCAGATTGGTAGTCTTTAACCACCACTGGAAAATAACGTAGTCTTCCACATACTTTGACACCAGTCGGGCAAGTGTATCGGTCAAGGTTCCGTTGCATCTTCTTGAGGCATTGATGATAAACTCTACCACATCATCCGTCTTGGAGTCGTAATAGATAATGTTGTCACCGATGGTCTGCGCATTCGGTACCAGATACTCGGCAAGAAGTGTCTTCACAATCTCCAGTGCCGTATCAAAATCATGGGTGAGCGTTGCTTCGTGAACCTCATCATCACCTGCAGCCTCATTGAATCCCAACTTGATAGCCTTCTCGTCAGCCGCACTATCCACCTTTGCCTTCAGGTAGGTGGCTCTCTTCACAGCTCCAATCACTACCGACTTTACAATTTGAAATTTTATAATCATAGCTTTATCTTTTTAGTTCAAAATTACTTCTCCTGTCATATCAGTCAGGTTTCCGCTTACGGATGCCGGCGCATCCTTCTGGAAGATCAGCTTCAATGCAGAGTTCACATGATTTGTCATATCGTCTGCATACTTCCTTGCAGAATCAGCATAGGTCATGGATAGCACAGAATAGGCTACGTAATCTACCACATAGCTCTTGAAGAGACTACAGAATGCGTTCGCCTTGCTTTCGCTCACTCTGTTCCGCTGATAGGTGAATACCACATCATCGGTGTTATCCGTGTAACCGGCTATCAGTGGAGAGAAGTTGCCAACGAATGTTTCCGCCGCATCCTTCACATACTGCTTTAATATGTCTTCCTCGGTCGAGGATAGGGTAACACCGGTAAAGAGAATGTTTCCCTGCTTGTCGGAAAGTCTTTTTCCGATGATGGAGAAATGCTTCTTCACCTTGCTCTTGATGTCGGCATACCCTATTGATATTGTCTGTTCTGTTACTGCCATAACTTATGCTGTTTGATAATACTGATTGTTCATACTCATAGCCTGTGCCACGGCGTTCTGGTCTGCACCCTGTACGATGCCGTTTTCTACCAGTCCGCCGCCCTGCTGCTGAGCCATCGCCTGTTGCTGCTGGTACATCTGTTCAAGCTGTGCCTGCTGTTCCTGCACACTAGCAAGAAGCTTGTCGGAAAATGGTGCGTTCAGATTCTGCAAGTACTGTACTACGTTGATGGCGCCCTTGTCAAGAAGCTTGTCGAGTGTATCGTTCTGCATCGTGTTGTAGGTTGCCGTAGCTGCCGCATTCTTGATGCTGATCTTGAAGTGAATATCTCGGGCTGATAGGCGGTCATACTGATAGACTTGAGTGAAGTTTCGGTCATAGACCTTTCTTCCGTCTTCGTAGTACTGCTGGATAGTCATACACTTCTTAGTTGCCAGCTTTTCCGTAAACACGTCCATATCCGATAGGATGGTATAGAGTGAAGTGGTAGCGTTCTGGCTCTCCTGCGCATATCTTGCAGCAGATGTTCCTGCCGAAGGTGTCTTGCCCTGCAAAGCTCCGCTCACGTTGGTAACCTCTCGTATCAGGTTCAACTCTATCTGCAAGAGTTCGTTGGTTCCGATATTCACGGCATTCGATGTGATAATCTCTGGCTTCACGTTCGGCATCGTGCGTTTTGGCGTATAGAATATCCATCCATCGTATTCTATCGCATCTTCCATAAACTGCTCCTTGGTCTTGCCGTTCAGTACGGTTGTCGGAATCATCTTGAATCCCTTGAAGCTGCTTCTGATAGCCATGTCGTTCATCACTATCAGGCGGTTGATGTATCTCTGCTGGTCTATCACGTTCGCCATAAACGGATGAATCTCTCCGTTTATGTACGGATAGAGCTTCATCGTAAAGGGATGGCTCTTGTAGTCGTAAGGGGTTTCCCCCTGGCAGAGGATTGTTCCGTCTGGCGCCATGTAGGTAAAGTACCAGTACTTATCAGCAATCTCCTTGCTGGTAATGTAGGCTCTGTCTTCTTCTGCCACGCCCATTTCGTCATACTGCTGCTTGCGCTTGATATTATCCTTGCGCAGCTTCTCTATCATGGCGGTATCTTCCATATCCACCCGGAAGTAAGCGCTGGTTCCTGTGGTAGCAATCGGGTCGTAGCATTGGAGTCTGTGTTTGGTCTCCGTGGTCCATACTTCTATCACCCTCACGTAGTGCTTGCCCTTGTTGCTGTAGTCGAAGCTGAGATTATCCAGTGCCTTCTCCTCGTTGAACTCGTAGCCGTAGCCGCTATCATCCAAATCCTGAATATCGAAGATGGTATCTAGGTCGTTTTCCGTCAAACCGTATTCCTGTCGCGCGAATTTCTGATAAAGGTCTTCCTTGCTTACATCATGCAGCACACCGATTAGGCTCACGTCATTATGTCGTGGGTCGCTGCCGCATTCAAAAAACATGTGGTCTGCTTCCATCGCATCTGTCCACGAATCGGGCATTTCAAGGTCTCTGTCTTCCCAGCACTCTCTTACGAACATCTGACCTCCTATCAGATAGTCCTTGATAGCGTGGTTCAGTACGTCCTGCATATAGGTGTTCTGCCAGTTGCACTGCATCGTGGCGCTCATCATGTCGCTCAGTTGTCGGGAATTGCTGTCCCTTGCAAAGCATACTGGCTCCGTTCCCTGCTTGGCATAGAGTCCAGCGATGGATTCCAATATACTGATCATGATGTTGTTGCTCATAGGGGTCTGGTTGCGCCGCTCCATATAGCTGCGCTCCGTCATTTCCTCCCAATAGCCATGATGGTACACCCTGATGATGTCGCTCCATTGGTCTCCGTTGCAGTATCTCATCGTTCTTGCTCGGGTCTCCCTCACGCCGCTCAGATTGTTCCAGGCATTTTTGCATCGGGTCAGCAATTCCCAGTCCTTTCCGTGCTCCTGCCGCTTCTTTCGAGCCTTCACGGAATCGTATCTGTTGCGCTGAGGCATCACCTTGCTAAGTGTTAATAATTTCGCCTTAACCATATTTGTTTACACATTATTAATTTATAGGCGCAAAAATAGTCTTAAATCCCTTTTTCTTTGCCGTGTTTCCGTGCGTTTGCCTATTGTCACGGAAACACGGAAATATAATTGCATTTTCTTTGCATCTTTGCGGCAACGTTTCAAACAGTTTAAGATATGACAAAGGAAGAATTAGAACAGATGAATGCAGGTGGAGAATCTGAACAGCAGGTTCCTTCACCCGAACAGGCTGCGGAAGAAACTCCACCAGTAGAGGACCGCCCTAACCGAAAGGCTTTCTCCGACCGATTCAAGAAGCGTCATGCCGACATTGATTTCGAGGATAAGGAAGCTCGTTATGCGGCAATGAACGATGATGCTGATACGCTCGGACGATACGAGGAGAGCGGAAAGGCGTTGTCTAAGGTGTTCGATAAGCACAAGTGGCTTGCTGCCTTGGCGATGGATATGGAGAAGAATCCAGAAGATAACCCATTCGATGCGATGGCTCGCTTGGGTATCGACATCAAGACCTTGCTCGAAGACCCTGAGGGTGGCAAGAAGCTTGCCGATATTCTCGCACAGCACAACGAGGCGGTTGCCGAGCAGAATGAAGCTACCGAAAGGGTTACGGAAAACATGCGCAAGTCTATCGAACGCTTGGTTAAGCTTTACCCAGATGATGCTCAGGATATGTGGAAGCAGATTTACGAGATTCACGACAAGGTGGAGAGCGGTGACATTCCAGATGATGTTTGGAAGATGCTCCATAATGCCAACAACTACGATTCTGATATTTCCTCTGCCCGAGACGAGGCGGCTATGCAGGCTAGAAACGAGAAGATTCAGAATAAGGTCCGCTCTTCCGCAAACGAGGGCATTCCTCCTGCATTATCTACTTCGGGCGCTGGCAACAAGCCTGTAAAGCAGAAGAAGGCTCCAAAGAGCGGTTTCTTCGAAGGTATCACTTACAATAATTAATCCATAAATATATGTATAAAATGAAGAAAGATTGTTTTAAGAATTTCACAAGTGCTCAGTTCGTCTTCAAGATGGTTCTGATGCTTCTTGCCGTGGTAACCGGCGGCGGCGTTCTTGCTATGGCAGATACGGCTGAACCGACTACACAGATTGGTGACGAGGGGCATGAGCCTTCATCTAAGGCTGATGCTGCAACCGAGCCTGTTGATCCAAACGTATCAGACCGATTGGCGCCCGGCGGTAGAGCCGAAGGTCAGGACTTGACCGGCACACAGGGTTCTGCTACCCAGATTCGCAAGGGTGGTCTTGCTGAAGAGGATTGGGATAGTGAGGTAGAGAAGTATCGCCCTTTCCGTACTCCTTTGTTGCAGATTATCCGCAAGGTCACCAAGAGTGTTCCTTGTAATAGCTACGAGAAGAAGCACGCTCGTGTCGGCGGCGATACTCTTGATGGTATGACTACAAATGCGATTGAGGCAGCTGCGGCTGGCGGCACAATCAAGCTTACCAAGGCTAACTTCTCCGGTTCACTTCTTCCTCTCTACAAGGGTAGCACCGTTATCGTTCCTTCTGTGCCTGGCTATGAGCGTGGTTCAAAGACAAAGGTTAATGGTCGCTTGAATCTCCTTGTTGTAGAGAAAACCAAGGATGAGGTCACTTTGCAGGCGCTCAATGGTCCAGCTGAGACAGAGGGTATTATTGGAGAAACGCTCGACACAATGGGTTGTCCTGCTATTCCTGCCAACAGTCGTATTCTCTGCGCTTCCACCATTCTCTCCGAGAGCCAGATGAATGTTCCGCCAGAGAACTACCAGCCTCGTTCTGAGGAGGTTTACTTGCAGAAGCGTGCATTCTCCATCATCTTCACCGAGGAGTTCGAGAAGATCAAGAAAAAGGCTCCTCATACTGTTGCCGACATGAAGGAAGATGCTCTCACCAAGTTCTTGCTCCGTCAGGAGCGAAGCTACCTCTATGGTACTAAGCTCAAATTCCTGATGGAAACCAAGGATGGCGCACAGGAGTACGCTTACTCTGCCGAGGGTATCATCAATCAGCTGACCAACTCCTATGGTATCGGCGACACCTATACATTCGCTGACCTTATCGCTATCGCCAAGCTGATGTTCACAGACTTTGCCGAGTCTGATGAAATGTATCTCTTCTGCGGCAAGAATGCTATCGAGCGCCTGATGAAGATTGAACTTCCTAAGGGTCGTGATGTTATGTTCTCTACCGTCAAGGAGTTCGATATCACCTTCAACCAGTTCAAGTGCAGCTATGGTACACTCAACTTCGTTTGGGACAGCACACTCGACTACATGGATTTGGAAGACTGCATGATTGGAGCAGACTTCAAGGGTGCTCGTCATTACGTCAAGGAGAAGAGCAAAGAGCGCACCAACGACTTGTCTAAGGATGCTTACGACCCACGTCTGGCTAAGCGCTACATGCACTGGGAGGCAGACTGCATAGCGCTCCGTGGCTACAACAGTATTCTTGTCGGTCCAGAGGCGAAGATTTCTGCTCTTGGCGCATCGGGTGTTATCAACAACATTATCTCCATGAGCAGGTTGCCTGAGACTCCACGTGAGGGTATGATCGTCGCTTTGACTGCCGATTATGAGGTTACCAACGCTGGTAGTGAAGGTACAACCAAGTACGAGAAGGAGAATGTTTACATCTATAAGGGTGGTAAATGGGAACTCTTCTCGGGTCAGCTGGTAGCTGCCTAGTAATGCACAGAATAACAAGTGACTGGTTGATGCCGGTCACCTGTTATTCAAACTAAACTTTTAGCAATATGATTAAGACTTATAGATATAACGCAAATAGAAACACGGTAAGCCATATCCTACAGGGTAAGAATGGCGTAACCGTTCGCTATAACTTCGAGCGAGGTAATGTAATCACCAAGCAGAAACCCGAGCTTATCTTGAAGAATGAGTATGCTCAGAATCTGCTCGAAAACAGTGAATTGTTCAAAAAGGGGCTTGTTACGCTCATTCGCTCTGAGAAGACCATCGAAGACAGATTAAAAGAGAATGAAGGGCAGGAAAAGGAAACCGCTCCTGCCAAGACCAAGGATTCTGTTATCGAGGTTCCTACTGTAGTCACGGCATCCGACCTCCTTGCTTTCGTCAACGAGGAAGACAATCGTGAGGGTTCAAGAATGTTCAAGACGGCATCAAGTGCTTTGGAATGGGCGAAGAAGCACAACTATGACTTCCCGAACTACATGAAGGAGTAACATATATAATAAGGTGAAATGAAGGTAGAAGACATCATAAAGGCAGTTCGTTGGTGCATAGACGAGGAATCCAACAACCTCTCATCAATCACAGATGAGAAGGACGATTTGTATATGGACAACATCATCAAGGCAAAAATCAACGATGCCCTGCATTGGATTGCCGTTACCGCATCATCCTCTGCTGCATTGGTTGATTCCAAGAAGATAGGCACTTCTTCTGTCACCCTCCAAGTGCAGGACTACGATGCACAGAAAAGCATCGGTGTCATTACGATGGATGCCAATACAGAGGTAATCAATATCTCTCGCATTCGTGGCAATGGCTGGTTCAAGGCAGTAGTGCCTATAGAAGATACCGAGGATGAGGCTGTCATGATGTTTGATGATACGGCAAAGGGAACCATCGACCGACCACAGGCAGCTATCATGCGTGAGAATCCTCTGAAAATCCTCTTGCAACCCAAGCCTACGGAAGCGGTTATTTCCTTTGTGGGTGTTCCGAAGAACGTAAGCACGTCCGATTCTGCAGATGTAGCTATCCCAGACCGCTTGAAGAATGCCTTCATCTACTATCTCGCCTTCTTATTGCTTTCAGCCTACGATGATACCAAGGCTACGCAAATGTACACGATAGCCTTGCAGCAGCTAGGCGTTAGTCAAACATCAAAATAATGAAATCATGGAGTATGTATCTACGAATTATAGCGAAGAAGAACTGGCATGGGTCTCCCCGGAGATAACCTTGCATCGTGACATCTACCTGATGATTACGCTCAAGCGCCCAGGAAAACTGGTAATCAGGCAGGATAGGGGTGATGGAAAGAAGACGAGAGTTCCCATTCGTGCCCACAAGAACACCTGCGAGTTCAAGCTTCGCCTTCGGGTAATTCCTGAAACCATAAAGATTCAGATATTCACTTCATCAGAACCAAAAGAAATCAAATATGCCTACATTTAGAGATGATCCAAAATTAGGTTGCATGGTGCCGATGATGAAAACAGACGACATCAACGACCAAGCCATCACGAAAGACAAGATTCGTGACGGCAATGTTACGACCGAGAAGCTGGCAGAAGGTGCAGTTTCTACGGATAAGCTACCTGATGGAGCAATCAAGACTTCTAAGATAGCGGATGAGAATATCACAACCGAGAAGTTAGCTGAAAGAGCTATCACCAACCCAAAACTTGGTGATCAGTCAGTTGATGGCAGAGTAATTCGTGAAGCTAGCATCGAAGACAGACACATTGAAAACAATGCCGTATCAACGTCAAAGATTGCTCCAAGAAGTGTCACAACGGAGAAGATTGCATACAATTCTGTTTCAAGGGCTGAATTGACTCCTGACGTTCGTACATCCATCGACAAGAAGGCAGATTCTGAGCAAGTAAACAACTCTCTCTATGATTTGGAAAAGAAAATAGGCGAGAGATTTGTTGTAGAAGGCGATGTAACCAACCTCCCAGATGAGGAAGATCTTACTTCTGTAAAAGAGTCTGAACGTGATGTTCTCAAACTGGCAGATAGAAGATACGCCCCAGAGAAATTCAGTGGCAAAGGCTACAAGATTCTCCGTAGAAACATCAAGCCAGTATCAATAGCAGTAACCAAGATTAGAGTAGAGTCTGCTCCTTCAACTGATGGAACTTTGTCTTTCTCTATCAATGGCAAAGAAACCCAGGTTGCTGTATCTGCAACTACAGATAACACAACTACATTGGTAGCCCAGAAAGTAGCCTCGGCATTTCAAGAGTCAATAACAGAGTATGAAATATCAGTAGATACTTCACTCATCACTCTTACAAGAAAGTCTGGTGGCTCCGTAACTCCATCTGTATTCTCTGCAGGCACTACTGGTATTGTGTGTACTGTTGGTGACAGCACCAAAAGAGAGTTCAGAAATCTCCTAACGGCAGTTATGATTAATCAGCCTAATACTATCTATGAGATTAGGTATGATTTTGATCTTAATGGAGATACTATTGAAATACAGGAGGGATGTGTCTTGAAGTTTAATGGAGGAAGCTTGAAAAATGGAACAGTTGTATGTAATAATATAAATATAATATCAATATATACAAATAGCCTTTTCGATAATATTATCTTCAATGGTAGTTTTGGAGAGTTTGACTTTAAGTATCTTCGTAATAAAGACATTACAACACTTCTGCAATTTGCATTAGATAACATTCATTATATACATCTACCAGAAGGACACTTTTATATAAGTAGCCCTATTGTTATAAATAATACTGGTACTATTATTCAAGGAGAAGGAAGACATAATACTTATTTAGAATACATAGGTGCTTCTGAGATTGAAAATTTTATTGAAACCAAAAAGAAAACTACAGAATCTTATTATGCTGTTCAAATGAATACCGTAAGAGATATTTATCTGAAAGGCAATAATAAGGTTGATAACTGTATTAATAATCAAGGTCCATCTTGTCTTTTTGAGAATCTGTACATTACAGAGTTCAAGAAAAATGGTATCATAACTAATAATTCGTGGTGTACACACATAAATAATAATATTATAACATATTGCAGCACAGGTATTTATATTGAAAATTCTCACAACACGTGTATTTTTGAAAACAGAATTGAAGCCAACAAGATATATGATATACGTATAACTAGTTGTGCTGATGTTTCTATAGACAACAATGTACTAGAAAGCGAATGTAAAACTAGCATACTAGTATTAAGTTGTAGGAATTTAAATATAAAAGAAAATCACTTTGAAGGAAGTAGAATAATGAAAGGCAGTGAAATTGTTTGTGACTATGCTAAAGGAGCATATACAGATAAAACTACCTTTTCTTCTTTCATTATGATATGTAACGGAAGTAATGGAAAAGATACTTACGCTAATTTTTCATCGGCATATCCTACTTATAATGCTAATATCGAATGTAATCATATTGAAGGAGGTAAGGCTTCTTTAGTAACAGTTACATCTTGTATAGGTCTTAAGGTAAATGATAACAATATACAAAATCCGTCTGGTATTGCAGATGCCAATTTTCATCCAATGGTACTTATTCCTTATGTATTTAATACGACTATTTATAATATGGAAGTGTTAAGAAATACATGCACGATTAAAGATAGGGCTTATAAGGCTGAACCTATAAAATGTGTATATCCTGATGTGTACTATTTCATAACGAATAATAGTAGTTATGTACACGTTTTTGGTTCATGCAAAATAGAAGGAGAATCCAATTTGTTTGCCAATAATATTAATGATTGGAATATATTTAGAACGGATAGTGTGAATATTCCTGAGTATAAGATTAATACTTTTAGTCCGAAAGAATTTGAATTGCTTTTAAGCCCTACCACAAAGTCAGACAAAGAAAGAAAATTAGGATTTGTACAAAGAGAACTTGGGCTTGGGCTTTTCTGTTTTGAGGTAGATACTAAATATATAGGTGATGAACTTGACGTTGAAGATGTAGTTACCATAGAAGTACAATGCTTTAACAAAAATGGAGATAATGCCTTTACAAAAAAGTATTCAATTACTAACACATCAGAAGATTATACAAAGACAAGATTATACATTAATCTTGATTCTGAATTTGTTAAGATGATATCTATTATTATTAGTTGCTCTAAAACAAAAAATATAGTATCAATTCTTAATCCAAAACTATATAAGGTTGGGGATAGTATTCCAAACAACAATTATTATTTAGCTACGTCTGCACCTTATCAGAATGATGGTAGCCAAGTCATTAGAACCATAGGAATTCATGTTGGAACTATAGTATCTAATGGAAAAGAGACAACCAAAATATGTACTGCTACAGCGGAAGATTCTGCACATACTGATACATGGAAAGAGATTTCTACGGGACTTGCAGAAATAATAGGCTACAATCCTAACTTATAGGTGTTATTCAGAAAGAAAGACGTTAATAAAGATAACATACTAGCTGGGAATATTATAAACCATAATAATTCCACCTGGTTAGAACTCTAAGTCGCTGACTTTGTAAATATAAAAAAGCTAGGTAGATTAATTTTTACCTAGCTTTTTCTTTAAGACTCTCATAAAACTATTGGTGCATTTGTGTAGTCTCTTCCATTCAAAAGAATAAGATTGTACATTTTAGAACTTCTTTTAAAGATGTAAGGTTCATCAGACTCAGGAAGAAACCTAGCATATTTGAAGATAGCATCATATTCAGCATCTTTGAAATAGCCTTTAAGTATTATAGTATTCATTATTGTTAATTATATGGAGCCGCCACCTCACTCCTAAACATAGTAGCTGAGGTTATCACCTGATAACGCTACAAAGATACTTAGTTTTGTTGAGGTGAGCAAGTCAATAAGTATTTTACTTACAACCTGAATATAAAAATACTTATTTCCCATGTAAGTAAAGGCATCTATATATAAAGAAGAAGGGTGAGTCGAAAGATTCACCCTTTTATTTTGCAGCAAGCCTGCACCAATCCGCCCAGCAAATAGCAAGCCTCCTCCCCATACATATTTATCATAAACGCTTCCGATATATGCTGAACCACATGTAGCATTTCGTGGCTGAGACTATTCATAGATTCAGCCTTCGAAGTGAACCATCCGATAACGACCACCGATTTCCGAACATCAACGTTAGAGTAGGTGATACCCTTGTTAGGCTCACCTTCGAGCACGAGATTACAGGCATCCTCGAGTGGAATGCCGCTGCACCCCAAATCCCGAAGATGCCTTCTTACCTTCATGGCATCCTTTGAGTGAACATCGTACATTACGTGTACGGTCCAGTCATACCTATCTATGTAAATCTCCTGCTCTGTCATATTTTACAAAATGTCTTCCCAAGGAATGCCCACACCATTAAACGATGTATCAGCATAGAATCTGTTAAAGATAAATCCATCCTGCTGATCCTCATCATCCACGTAGTCTTTGATGAACTGAGCCATCTGCTTCTCCTCCGTGATAGACGAGCCGTAGAAATCCGCCAGGCACATGTGTGCGATGTAAACAGCATCGTAGCCCACATTATTCTCCAGCACGATATTGTTCTTTTTCAAGATGTCTTCAATATCATCCTTGCTCATCATGCGGATAGGCTTACCGTTCTTCCGCATCTGCTTGATTGCCCACTCGCACATCTTCTTATTGAAGTGCCAGCCGTTGTATCTCAGGTAAGCCCTCATTTCCTCCGGCTGATAATCGTAGGCATTCAAAGATTGTCTGTATTTTGTTCCCATAATCTCAATCAATTTAAGAAAGGGGTATGCCCACTTTTGAGCACACCCCAAACTAGTTAGTAATCTTCTCCGTAATCACTTCTGTAATCACGTCCACGGTCTTCACGTTGGCGCATGTCGTCGTACTCCTCATGCTCTCGCATACCACTTCTGCCTCCACGACCTCTATAATCGGGCATACGGTTGCGCTCGCCGTATCGGTCACGTCTGCCTTCACGCTTCATTTCGCCCAGGCAGCTCATAGCCTTATCCAAGCAGTGCAAACCCTTCTCCACGTTCTCATACAAGCCATCAAACTTGTCTTCTGTAATCTCAACCATTATCATAATCAATAAGATTTTAAAGTGAATAGTTAGGAGATTACTTGTTTGCAACCTGTTCGAGCAATCCCATCATTCTGTCAAGCTTGCCCTCCATGCCAGAAACCTTGCCTTCCAGCTTGTTGATCTTCTCAGCCTGTTCCTTCTCCTTGGCTATCTGGGGGTTGAGCTGCAGTAGCATTCCCTCACAAGATTTAACGACTCTCTCGTGGTAATCTACGCTCTCCAGTATCGCCTTGGATTGTCTCAGCATTGCATCGACCTCTGCACTCATGGCTTCCTTGTTGTCGCTCACCACAAGATTTTTGTCGTTGGCTATCTGTCCGTTAGCAGGTAGCTGCTTGAAATCCACCTCCTCGTCACCCAGCTTCACCTTCACGTCCACCACAGTCTCCATAGGTTGAGGGGTGAAGCCATTGTTGTAGGATGGGTATCTCGTCTGAGGGTTGCTAACCGAAACAACCTGACCGATCCGCAAGCTAGGGTTTTCACCCTTATCTAGGACATAGAATAAAGAATTTGTTCTTAAACCTTGAAACATAATGTAATCTCCTATTATCTATTCTGTTTGTTAAACAATACCCGTCATAAGTTGAAGGGTGTTAGTGTCTCTCTCAAACCAGAGCTGAACCACTCCAGTACCCGGCACATCTGCAACCGTCAATGGTTCGCCATTGAACTTGCTCACAGCTTGTGTCGCTCCGTTTGTCTCGAAAAGGATAGGCAGCGTACCAGTCGTTCCAGTCGGAATAGCCTGACGCAGATTTACGAAAATCGTTCCTCTGTAGCTGGCATTCACGAAGGCATGGTTTTTAAAGGTGAACACCACATTGGCAGTATTCACCGCCACGCCTGTAGAAGCGATAGCCGCCGAACCGTTACGATTCACCCAGGTGTAAGGTCTTAACCATAACATAGCAGCCTCCTTTCTTTAACCCCAGAATCCTGCATTGTTAGCAGCATTCAAACCATACAAGCCAGCCTGATAAGCCACGCAGTTAGGAACCGCAGTAAATGGGCTGTAAGGAGTAGTTACTGTCTCTGGCAACTTACACTTGATACCAGCCACCTCGCTCTGGAGACCTGCCAATACCGCATTGATAGGTGCTACAGCCTGACCTACAATCTGAGAGGTCATAGCAGAAGACTTGAAGGTACTGTTCTCTTCACGCAGAGAATCAATCTTGTTCTGCATCTCACGCATCTCAGCCTGCTTCTGACCGTCAACGATGGTCTGAGTGCTCTCCTTGATAGCGTTGTGCAAGTCGCAAGTCTGTCTCTGAGTCTCGTAAGCCACGTCAGCGAAGCCACGCTCCTGACCGGTAGCTACGTTGTTGATGGCATTCTGCAAGGTTCCAGTCTGCTGACAGATAGCCAGACGGTTCTCGCAGCAGCAGTTAGCAATCTGCTGAGCAATCTGCATATTACCCTGCTGCAAAGCATTGATGGTCTGCATACCGCTCATACCTACCTGATTACCTACGCTCTGAACCTGAGAAGTCAAGGCAGAAATAGCATTCTGAATCTGACCTTCAGTACAGTTGAGCTGAGTAGCGAGATTACTGAGTGCGTTACGATTACCGCCGATGGCATCCATCAAGAGGCTACGACCGTAGTCATTGTTAATCTCGTTAGCGATACCGCCACGACCATTGCCGCCGAAGCCGCCCCAGCCATTACCGCCCCAACCCATAAGGAAGAAGAGGAAGATAACCCACATGAACCAGCCGCCTTCGCCGCACATTCCGTTATTACCCTTCATGGCGAGAAGCACGTTTGGATCCACACCCTGCTTCTGGAGCAGAGGAGCAAGAAGTCCAAGCATTCCGTTTGAACCTCCGTTTTGGTTTTCACCAAAGATGTATGTCTTAGATTCTGACATAATAAATGATAGATTAATCGTTTCGTTCACTATTGAACTTGGTGCAAAGTTACGAAGAAAGCATGGAGCTACCTAACTATGCTCAAATATTATTTTCAGCGAGGTAATTTTCTGAGAGCCAGTAAGATATACTGAGTAATCTGCTGCTCATACCATAAGCCCAGTCGTACCACGACTAAAATATCAATTCTCGAAAACAGTTAAATGATGTGAAGTGCCGATAAACAAAGGGGATTCCAGAGATAATTCGTAGAACTGTCGTCGAGCTGTTGTTGACAGGTTTACGCTATACGGATTTCTTAACTTTTAAAATTGTGCTTATTCCGAAAAATCGTGCTATCTTTGCACTCGTAAGTTCGTGAGGTGAGAGGCACAAACAGACACAGAATCAATGGATTTTATCATACAATATATAATGCCCTGTCTGCACCTCTCACACTAGCGGATGGGGCATTTCTTATGCCCTTTCAGTTGAAGACTTATAAGCTATACAAACAATATTTGTGCAGCTTTAAAGATAGAAATTAGATAATCTGACAGGAACAACATTCCTGTCAGGTCACAGATTACACTTCTTGATGGTTAAACACTGAACGCAAAAATGCGTTTAGCTTATTAATCAGAGGATTGCGAAATCGCCCTAAGTTCAACTTAGGGCGACAGAAGTAAAGATATGAACATTTAAATAATATAGTATGAGTAATGTATTGATTTCGATTATCGACCATAATGGTCAAAGCGCAGTTAACGCAAGAGAGCTTCATGCTTTCTTAGGTGTGGGGAAAGATTTCTCGTCTTGGATAAAGAAGCAAATAGAACGTTGCGACTTGATTGAGTATCAGGACTTTGAGGTTTTCACCCAAAAGGGGGAAAACCTACAAGGAGGAAGACCAACTTCCGAATACGCACTATCATTAGATGCTGCCAAAGAGATTTCTATGATGTCTCAGTGCGAGAGAGGGAAGCAGGCACGCCGTTACTTCATTGAGTGTGAGAAGAAATTGTCGAATCCAAAAGTTTCCAACTTATTAGAGGATAAACTTAGAGCTGCAACTTGGGCTGTTAGTTTCCTCAATATGAATGAAGCCAGCAAGCTGCAGTTAGCAAAAGCGGTTTTAGAGCCTCTTGGCTTGCCTTCTCCAGACTACGTAGCCTGCAAGGGCGTGATGCACTCGGCATCAGAACTGTTGAAACGTTTTGGTTCCAAGATGTCGGCATTGAAGTTCAACCAGCAGATGGTTAAGCTTGGCTTCTTGAAAGAAGAGACCCGACAGGGAACCACAAGAATTCACAAGTTCAAGGTGATTACAGAGAAGGGTAAGTCTTATGGAGAGAATCAAGTATCTCCAAAGAACCAGAGCGAGACGCAACCACGATGGTACGATGATAAGTTTGAAGAGTTATTGAAGGTTATATAATAAATAAGGTGGGCATGTGCTCACCTTATTTTGTTTTTGTCTAAACTATAAAGAAATCCTCCTCAACCAGATACAACTTATCAATATTTTCACTACTTTTGCAGGGAAATAACGTTTAATAGTTTATTAAATTATGAAGAAATTTTTATTGGGGAAATACGCTTACTGGATAAATTTATTGTTTATCATTTTCCCTGTAGCATTTGAATGGTTTCATAACTATAATAGCTGCGGAGGATGGTATCAAAATTTATATATGCTTATTACTTGTGGTCCTGTAGCGTTCTTTGTAGTTAGAGATAAAGATGTTTGCAAAAATGGTAGAATCTACAAGTACAGACGAGAAAGCAGATATTTCAACTTGATAGTTTTGCTTACAGTGAGCAACATCATAAAAGCTTTATTTGATTTTTATTATTATCAAGAAGATCATGTTTTGACATCAATATCGGTAAATGCGATATGTGTGCTACTATCATTGCCAGTTTCTATAACAAGAAGCTTGTATTCTAAAGAATTGGACAAAATAGAAATAATGCAAAGAAAGAGAAACTTTTTCTTGCCGTATATTTTATTTTTATTTATTATACTTTCATCATGCTCTGATAGCGTTTATATCTGCATGGGTAGTTTTTCACGAAGGTATCACAAGACTGAATCCTGTGAAGGATTGCGTAGATGTGGCGGGAAAATAGAAAAAGTTAGCAAAGAAAAGGCTGATAGTATGTTTCGTACACCATGCCATATTTGCTATAGTATAAAAGAGAGGAGCGAGCGTTAAGCCCACTCCTCATTATATTTATTCCAATCTATCCAGCTCATCCACCGCATCCATCATGATCCTATCAATATTCTGATTAGCGAAGTTTATGCTCTCGGTATCGCTAGCCTTACCCTTCATCTTCTTCCATCGCTCCATCTGTTTCTCTGCCAGCTCGATTACTCTCACCTTGGCAGCTTCCTTGGAGTTCTGGAATTGATAATACTCACCGATATTCGTGATTCTCTTATCCAGCGGAACGTTCTTTGACTTCAGGCGGTCCACGTTTGCCATGGTCTTCTCCATTTCGTCCTTGTAGTTATACCACTTACTCTTGGTTCTCTGCAAGCTGCTCTGCTCACTAGGCGTATAAAGAAGAGCGCGAAGGAAAGGAATATCCTTGGTTTCCGTGTCGCTTCCGTGCTTGATAACACCGATAAGTCGCTCAGTAAAGGTAGCAGCGCCACCACCGATGCCACCTATGTAATGATTCAGCATACTAGGGTTCGTTACCATATCCAGGAAACTGTTGCCCAGCATATCCTCATTACCCTTGGCTACATCGTTGGTCTGGGCATTCACCCATTTATTCACAGCCATATATCCGTCAGGCACACCCTTGTAGGCTCTCTGCCAAGCAGGGGAATTTTCATTCCAGTCACCACGCCTTTCAATCGGCGCACCCTTCCAGTCGGTATTTAGCTCCCATTCCACGAAAGGAGAAAGGGCAGAAGGAGAGATAGCCTTGATGGTTTCATTCAATGGCTCCTTGCCAGCCGAAGAGTTACCGAGATAGTCCATCACCGGCACAAGCTGCGACATACAGCCAACGGCATCCAAGGCAGGATTCTTCTGTCCGCTCACGTTTGGCGAGAAGGTCAAGCCAGCCGCCAAGTCGCCCAGACCATAGAAGGCTCTCAACTCGATGGCAAGCGGAATCGTCACAAATTCACCCTTACCCTTGTAGATACAGAGATTATTTCTTCTCACGTAGTCAGGCAACTCGCCGTATGGGTCCTTCACTCCCTTCCTGTCCTTCTCGTCCTCACTCGCAATCAGCACATTGTTACCAAGTGCAGCCAGCGCACCGAGAGCAAAAGGAATGGCAAGCATATTGATAGAAGTACCCACAGGATGATTCTTCAAGTTCTTCACCAGCAGATTGGTACTCTGAATACCGGCATTGAAGAACATAGAACAATGTCTGAGATAGCTAGCCGTAAATCCGTAAGCCCATCTTGCAGCCGCCTTGCCGCCAGTCATTTCTCCGTTCTTGAAACTCTTGATGGCATCACCGCTACCATGGCGATTGAAGTTGGTAGATACCTCCTTCGCATCATAGACCGAACGGATGATAGAACGGTTACTGTCTCGGCTCGCACAGTAGGTAGCGAATCGGGCGATATTCTCAGCCACCTCATTGATGTTCGCCAGATTTCCAAAGAAGAAGTCACGAAGGACAGCACCGCCCTTGTCAATCTTGCTTCTTTCGCTCTTTACGTCCTTCTTATACTCCTTGGTCCAGTCCTGCATATTCTTGATCTGAACCCAACCGGTTTCGCCGCCGTTCTCCATGAACTCCTTGAAATATCGCTGAACCTTGTCACTCATATCAAGTGTTCCGTTACGATACTTGGCAAACAAGCCCAAGCCTGTTGTTCCGCTCAAATCCTTGAAGCTGATAGTGGAAGCACCCTTATAAAAGCCCAACTGCGCATAATACTTCGCCCAGAGCGCACCATATCTTGCACCTTCCTTGGAAGTCACGTTACTCGATGCAAACTCCGCATCACGCATGATGTTTCGCATCACGAACTCAGGGTTATAAGATGTACACAACTGTGCCATCATTCTTGAAATAGAACTCAATGGTTTCATGATGCCCTTGGCGCCCGAGTTCTCCAGCAATCCATTCAACGCCTGCGCTGCTCTAGGATTTCCGTTGATAATGAACGCATGAGTCCTTCCGGCAATCTTCACATCTACGATGTGCTGCGATTTGTTCTCCGCTCTTTGGAACTTATAGCCAATACTGCCTCTGCGGTACACCTTTGTCGCCAACCCCTTTGATTCCAAATCCTTCATTTCCATATTGAAGTCTGCTACTATCTGATTTATTTCATCAGCCGTAGCGTCCTCGGGAATGTCTGGGTAACGCTCCACGGTGGTGTGAGTGATAGGGTCATCGGCGTACCAAACCCTAGTCTCCGTCACAAGATTATTGTTCGAGTTGTTTCTTACGAATCTTGCAAATGCCTGACGGATAGCGTTCATACAGCCGTTCTTGATGGCTCTGTTGCCCATCGCACCAATCTGCGCCAGCACATTTGTCTCACTCAGATACTTGTGTCCTCTTGCTCTCATGATGGTGCTTCCGATGTAACTCTTCGGGTCGCCCTGCTCGGTAATGTAGCCATAAGTATCTTCTGCAGTAGCCTCATCATACTTTCTCAAAGGCACATACCAGTTGAACATATTCGATACATGACCATGCAATTCCTTGCTGATGATGCCATTCTTGTAGTCGCTGTCTATAGAATACTGGGTAGCAGCCTTCACCTTATCCCAATAGTCCTTCACAGCTCCCTTCTTGATGCTCTCCATCTTCGCTTCTGAATCCATCACGATCTGAATAGCCTCGGCATCATTGTAAGGGTCAGAAGATTTCGCCACCTCCTGAATCGCGTGCATACCCGAATAGTCGTGTTCGCCAGCTTCGAAGTCAGCATCAAAGTGGTTTCTGATACTCTCATCCAACTGTCTATAGTACTCTTTCAGGTCGATGTTGCCAGCCTTCAACTCGTTGTCAAGATACTCCTTATCGCTGTAATAACTGTTTTCCAAGAAGTCAGCATCCTGCTTCTTCTGCTCGTCCATTCTCATCTTTTTAAGGAAGTCACGGACAAAGAACTCTCTGTTTCGCTCCAAACCATGCTTGGTAATCATATAGAGATTGAAGTTTCTGATCTTCTCATCATCCTTCTTGCCATCGAAAGCATCCAGCACGTCAGCCATCGCCTTATCAAGAGGCTTCATCACGTTGCGCTCAAACATCTGAGCCGCATCACTCATCGCACCCTGCATAGTGTTCTGCAACATATAAGGATTCTCAGAAGAAGCAATATCCTCAATCTTCTTGCCTGGCACAATCGCATTCATCAGCTTCTTCAATGAAAGCATATTGTCCATATAGCTCTCGGTGAACATATAGCCGTGCTCGTCCAGCGAGCGGTGGTATCTATCAAGTGCCGTGCCGGCAGATGGGGTAGTGCGGAAGTGAATCTGTCCGTCTGTAGCCTCATCCCACTCGCTCTTGGTAAGACTGTCCATACTGCGAACCTTGCCATCGTTGCCGTAGAACATACCATCGTGCGCCACGACAGCAGGCATACGCTCATGGTCGAGACGGTATTTCACCGCCTCGGCTCTCATCTTCCAATAAGGATCATTCGGATTCTTCTGCAAGTTCTTGCTCAACCAGAGCAGATACTTCACATCTTTAGTATTAGGAGCAATACGATAACCGATTTCATGAAGAAAATCAGATACCTTATTCTTGATACCATTCCAGAAGCCCGGTTCACCCTTGCCGTCCTCGGCGAGTCGGGCGATACCTTCCTCAATGGCATCATAGATATTCAGAGGATTGAACTTTCTCTCCTCATCCACCAGCTTCTTCAAAGCCGCATTCTCAGGCTTATCCAAGTCATACCATACATCACGAAGGAACTTGTCGAATCGTTCATCACCAAACAACTCTCTCATTCCCTTGTGTCCGACCACCTCATGCCAGATGGTCTTCTCAGCAGTATATCTATCGTGGATATTAGGCATGTAAAGATTCACCTCGCCAGTCTTCTCGTCATACCAACCGGTAATCTTTCTACCTTCCTCTATAGCTGCCTTTGCCGCCTTGTTGGTGATTTCATCAACCGATGAAACCATCTTCACCTTGCCGCCAGTCTTCTGAGCCACCTTCTCCACATGGCTCTCAACCGATGAAGCAGGATAGTTGCCATCGCCATGGTCCTCTCGGAACTTGGTGCCATCCTCAGAAAGAACGGTATTGTCAACCTGCAAACCTAACTTAATGGCTTCGGCTATTTGCTCGTTTTTGTTCATTCCCTTCTCTGGTGCTCCAATCTTCACGCCAAGCTTTTCAAGTTCAACCTTCTGTCTAGGAGTAACCACATTCTCAGGAATCTCAACATCATAGTCGCCGATGAAATCCTTAATCTTTGCTGCAACCTCCTCATCTGGCACAATTCTCACAGGCTTGCACCAACGAGATAGCATCACCTTTCTGCCCTCATGACCTTTAGCTACAAGTTGTTTGGTAACAACTCCGCTAGTCCACGGTGTCATGCCCACAGAGTCTTTGGCGTGCTCGGCACGATAACCGCTAGTTAATTCGCCTGCTGGAACTTCGCATTCCACTACAACAACGTTCGGACGAATCCAGGCAGACTTAAACTGGTCGTTCAATGGAGAGTAAGAAGTATGCCAGTATGGGTTATATGCAGCAGGAATATCAGTAAGTTTCTTTCCTGTTGCGCCCTTACCCTTTTGCAACTTGAAATACCAAGTTGGGTTTCCGTCTTCTCCAACGGCAAGCTCTGCGCCATTCTTTGAATCACGCCAAATGCCATCTTCACCCTTTACTGCTCTATCTTTCGGTATAGTAGTCGTTGTACCTTTATATTTATAAACGGTATTCTTGGAATCCGGCATTTCGTCCGCCTTAATCCACTTGCCAAGCTCGTTAGCCTCAACCAACTTCCCATCGGCGTATGCAGCCATAGGAGGATAAAGTTTGCCGTCAATCACCTGCATGGCACGATATACCTTAATCTTAGGCTCCTCTTCCAAACGCTTGATTTCCTCAGGGTCAGTAACCTTACTTCCTTGCGGCTCTCTACCGAAAAGTTCATTCTCGTTCTGGGAAGCAAAGTCAAATTGCTCCTTTCCGAAGTTGTCAAGAAGCTTGGTAAGAGTTCTTTCCATTTCCCCAAGCTTGTTATATTTAGGGTCTTTGCCAATCATTCGGCAGATAGCATTTATCAACTTCTGATACCACTTCTTGGCAGCAGGTATCTTTCTCAAAGCACTACGCCATTCAAGTGAAGCAAGTTCGGTAATCATTTCTCTAGGATTCTCCAATCCATAGTAATCTCCAATCTTGCCGTCTTTCTGCATCTTGATCAACTCATTGTAGATGTCAACCGCATCCTTGGCAGCCTCAATCTGCGAAGGAGAAAGCTTGTCTGTATGCCCCTTCTGATACATGGCAATAATGTCAGAAGTAAGAGGATGCAGCATTTCGTGGCAAAGAGTAGATGCAAGATTCTGTTTTGTATAACCAGCTGCGCTGAGTCTGTCAACATTCAGCTTGATGAAATTCTCTGAGTGTTTGTAGTAGCCCTTGGTTCTTGCCAGTTCAATGCTACCCACATAGAACTCTGTTCCAAGGCTTCGCAAACTGTTTACGATGCTGTCATAGAGTTCCTTTATTTCTGGGTCAGAATTGTAGTCGTTGAAGATTCTATCAATCGTTTCGTAAGAAACAGGCTCATTCTTCTTTAGCCCATAAGTTTCCTGAAGAGATTTCGACCTTGCGAGAATATACGCCTTAGCCCTTTCTGCTGCGGCTTTTCTGATAGAGAGTGCTTTGTAGTCGTTGAGAACATCAAGTGCTCTTCTTTCTCCGCCTCCTCCTGGCAGAGTCTTAGCTTCTCCTCCAGTTCCTTCTTGTTGTCCTTTATCTGAGGTATTGCGTCCACTACCACTTCCCTCAGAATTGATTTTTCTGAGGATGGAGTTAACAAGCTCTCCGATGTTGGCATCTTTTCTGATTCCGTACTTTGTTTCATACTCATTAATCTTCTTGGTTAAATCGTCAATAACAGTGTTAAGACCTTCTGATAGTGTAACGTTTTTGTTTTCATCTACTTCCCAACTATTCAGTGTCTGGTCTTTTGAATACAAGTCGATGGCAGCATTCGCCCATCTTCTTATATTAGGAGTCACATGAGTGAACAGGCGATTAATCTCATCATCAAACTTCTTTTCAATCTGCGAAGATACATCTTTATCTACATCTTCAGGAATGATTCTACTATTCTTAACATCTTTTGTATCTGTTTTAGAATACTGCAAGCCTCGGTCCTCACGGAAGTGGGTGCCTTCATCCTCAGAAGTCTTGCGCTCTTCCTGCACCTTCACGCCCATCTTAGACAGGCTGTCCAGTACTGGCTTCAACTGCTCAGGCTTAAACTCAGCAAGCATATTGTTACCTCTTGTCTCGAAGTTATTGCCATTAACCAGTTTTAGCAAGTCATTATCCATGAAGTACTTGCCGCCCTTCGCCTTGCTCTTCGGCACACGAAGTTCATAGTAGTTACCACGATTGTTGTCTATGCGCTTCACCTTTACTTCACCATCCGATGAAGTAACCTCGTCAATACCGCCGTGCCATGATGAAAGTTCAAACTTATCAGCCACGCTGTTGATAGGTGCGTCTGTAGTCAAGCCCTTAGGGTCGAATCGGTCCGGCATCAAGATACCAGTCTTCACCTCGCCAGTATCAGTAGTATATTTCACCAGCTGACCGCCCAAGCCCTGATCCTTACTGTCAACCAAAGCCTGCATCAGGTTACCAGTCACGATATAGCCGTCCTTGCGGCTCTCGTTGCTAGTCAGTCTATCCCAGTTATCAAAGTTTTGATTCAATACTCTGAGATGACTATCTCCCATGCCAGCAGCCTGCTTAGTCATGTTATCAATGGCACTGATAACATCTGCCTTGTTATCGCCTACACCCACCTTACCTGCGATAGGGAAGGTAATCTTTCTTCTGCCATCCAAGGTTGCAAAGGAAACAGAAGAGGCGTTAGGCGAGAAGTTATCCGTAATCTTAATATCAATGAGCCTTCCGTAACTGTTGCCGAATCCGCTCAGTTCGTTAGGATTGTTCATATCTGCAGGCAGAACGAAAGCGCTGTTAGTATCGAAGGTGTCAAGTACACGGTCAAACATTTCAGCCTTGGCTTTCAGATTCTTTACCACATCGTTCAGCTTATCTTTCTCCTGCTTGTAGATGTTGTCATACTGATAGCCAGCCATCTTCTCAATCTGCTCATCGCTCATGCCCGAATCCTTCTGCCCCTTCTTAGCATCCTTGATATACTTCTCCTTAGCCTTGGTTGCAACCTTCACCGCACGCTCCTCATACCTCTGAGTCTCGTCCGCAATCTTCTGGTCGAAGTACTCCTTCACGGCAGTCTTCTTCTCGGTCTTGTACTCCTCCCAAGTCTTACCGCCAGTCAAGCCTTCCTGCGAAGCTTTTACCTCAGCAGCCTTCATAGGTTTCTTCAAGATAGCCATGTTCACCTTTTCTATATAGGTATTGTCGGCAAAGGCATTATCGCCGCCTGGCTCTGCCCCCTGCTTCCAAACTTCCTTGCGGATAGTCTTAGCCTTTAATGGCAGCTCGGTAATCTCCAGGTCGTTCTCGCCCATTTCGTTGAGACGCTGAATCTCGTTGGCGTAAAGCTCACCAATCTCCTGTAACATCTTCTCCTGCTCGCTTACTCTCAGCAAAGCCATACGTCCCAGTAACTTGCTTGCATCGGCACCAGCCTCGCCATCACCGACACCACCGCCCTCGGCTACAAGTCTCTGTGGGTCGATGCGTGACAAATCTTCTCCAAGGCTCTTTTCCCATCCGAATGGGTCTGCCATTCTGGAATAAAGGTCAAGATGCTCTGCCATGTATTCACGGACCACCTTATCTCCATACTTGTTAGTAATATCGGCAACTTCCATTTCGTTGAACTTGCTCTTCTGCGAAGAAGTAGTATTGGCATCAAGAGACTTCAACTTAGCCTTGAACATCATCAGCAGTCGCTGCTCGGCAGGAATCAGAGAAACCACATACTCGTAAGCACCTCTAGCCACCTGACCGGTTCGGTCGATACGTCCACGCATCTGAACCTCATCATTCACATCAAGCTGCTGCTGCGCCACGATCATCACACGCTTCTTCTGGTCCTTATACTTGTTCGAAGCATGCAGAGAGATACCAGTGGCAGCACTCTTGTTCAGAATAAGCGCATCAATCTTGCCGTCATTAAAATCACGTGCGAGTTTCTTCTTGTCTGTATCAGTACGCTTTATCTTGGTAACAGTTCCGTTCTCGTTATACACGAACTCCGTCTGTCTTCCTGTCAGCTCGCCAACCTTATAACCTGCCTTCTGCAGCTCGTTCTTGATAACATCAATAGGGGAGAGAGAAAGACCTGTACTAGTCTGCTCAATCTTCTTTTCCAGTTCTTGATAAGCCTCAATAGCCTCATCACCCAAGTCTTCAAGCTTGATATATCCGCTTTCGATATTATCCTTGGCATCCTTCTGAGTGTAGCGAAGTGTACCCTCCAGACCCTTTTTCAAAGATGTGCCCAAGTCTGGTGCGTCCATTTCCTCGCCAAGTGCAAGGTTGCCAGTCTGCGATTCATTGGTATTGTTCAATGCAATCACAGGCTTCATGCCCTGCTTCAAGTAGTCGATGGCACGCTCTGCTGCAGATTTGGCTTTCAGCGAGAGGAGAACCTGCTGAACGGTATTGAAAGCCTTGCTTGCGAAAGGCTGATTCTTGATACCCAGGGCAGCAGTTCCCTGCTTAATACCGATAGTAGATTGAATCTCAGCCAGCTCTTCGTTGCGCTTGTCAACGTAGCCCGAAACATATTTCTTCTGGAAATTGATAATATCATTAAACAATCCTATGATACTATCATACTGTTCTCGTTGCTCCTTAACTCGCTCAGGATCATCAATCGCCTTCCAGTCGATGGTTACGCCAGTCATATCTCGCTCACGGCGAATCATCTGACCGCATTGTGTCAAGGTCTGGCTCATAATCTCCTGCAAGGTTGCACCACCACGCTTCACCGCATCAATCAAGTCGGATGATTTCATACCGCCCTCGTTCATGGCAGTACGCAAAGCGTAGATAGGCATATTGTCTGGTCGCTTGGCAAAGGTAGCAGAGAAGAAGGTAACGTTCTTTGCCTTCTGAATAATGTGTTGAAAATAGTTGCCCTGACCGCTATTGCCACCAGCCGTGTGGCTTTCATCAAGGATAAGGTAAGCATTATCCATCAGTTTCTCGATGGCATCACGTCTTCTTTGTCCGCTAAGGGCAGCAGCGCCGAATGTCTTACCCTTCGCAAGCTTTTTCTCTTTTCTGGCACCATTCTCATCAAACTCGTAAACACCATTGCTTACCTGACTGTAGGTAGTCAATACATAGTCGTATTCCTCTGGCAGCTTGCCGTTCTTTTCGATGTAGTCAAGCACTCGCTTCACCTCACTCTTCGATGGCAGGGCGAATACTACATTTCCGTCTGAGTCGGTAATGGCAGCTTCCTTGGCACTACCGAATACAAATGGTCTCAGCTCTGGGCTTCCAATATCCACCAAGTCACGATAAACATCGCTCAACAAGCCAGCGGTCTTAGTGAAATATACAGGAACCTGCCCCTGCTTCTTGGCGTATCTGATAAGTGAAGCAGCCTGTCTTCCCTTACCGATACCAGTCATATCGCCGATGATGAATGCGTTGCCCTTCTTTGCCTGCTGCAAGGCAAGAGCTACTGAGTCAACTTGCTCCGCTGCAAGGTGAGAATACAAATCATCCTTATCATTATAGCCCAGTTCATCAACCAGGAACTGGTCGGCATCGCCCAGCTTTTCAAGGTTCTTGTTTACCGCTTCCTGCTGATCGGCAGGCATCACGGCTTTCAGAGTGAAAGGGTTTCCACTCTTTGGGGTATAGGTAACTTTCTCTGTGCTTAGTCCACGTACGGGCTGGTCCATCCGCTGTAGTTGTCGCCGTGGTCCCCTTCCGCTCCCGGACTCGGAAGCTCCATCAGCATTTGGCTGAGCGTTAGACCGTCCATTTCCTCCTGATTCCAATACTCGTCCTTCGGAATTGGAGTTATTTCCTGTCCCCTCGCTTCGAGCAACATCTGCCCCTGTTCTGTCTGCTCCTGTATCTCCATCAGGAAGTCCTCCATCTTTTCTTGGCTCGGTTCCTCGTTGATTGTCCAAGTCATCATGGGTTCCTGATACGGAAGATGTGTCAGGTACGTCAGACCCTCGCTTACCATCTGGTTCGCTTCCTCCTCGTTCTCCTGTTCGTACTCTCTCTTTAGGAGTACCAGCAGAGCCTTGTTGATCAAGTTCTGATTGAGCACTTCTTGTTTCTCCTCCGATGGAAGAATCCATCCGTTCACCTCGTAGTATATCATCTTCAATTCGTTTATAAAGTTCGTCATAATCTTTCACGGTCTCGGCTCTAGCCTTATCCTTCACTGGTGGAAAGGCATTCTCGTTCAAGCGTCTTCCGTTTATCAAAATCATACGTGTTGGGAAGGTAGTTCCCTGCTTAGCAAAGAGGCTTCCATCCACATTAATCACGTCCTCCACATTATAGTGGCTATAGAGATAACCAAGGAAAGCCTTGTCTTTTGGTCTCAGACTTCCGTTCTTGGCGTATTCCGTGTTGCCACCGATAATGATAGCAGCACGTCCATCACCCTTCATGCTGTCTAAGGCATTGATAGCCATCTGTCCTTCCAAAGAAGAAATCTTGTAGCCATCATAGTCTCTTGGTGTTGCACTACCAAATGGTGGATTGGTAATCACAATATCAACTGGCTTTACGTTGAATGGCTGGGTTCCGTCCTGACTGGTCACTTTTCCGAAGCCCTGTCTGTTCAGATTCAGCAATCTCGTATCGTCAATATCGTTCACATGCACCTTATCCATTGGCAAGCCGATGGTAAGCATGCCGTTACCGGCACTAGGCTCCAGAGCGCTCTCAATCACCTTGCCGTTACCCTTCACATACATATCCGCAAGGAAAGCGTAAGGGGCAGGGGTAGAGAATTGTCCCTTCATCACTCGCTCAGAATCACGCTGGTTGAGGCTAGGCTGATTCTCGTAGAGCGTCTTGATACGTTTGAACTTCTCTGCATTGTCGGTAGCATCAGAAGAAGCGATGCCTCTTGCTCGCTTAACAATAGCAGTCTCGGCAAGTTCCTGCAAGTCTGTGTCCTTAATATCCTTCAAGCCAAGTTTCTCTGCAATCTGTCTCAGCTCAATAATACCGTTAAACTTATGCTTGAAGCCCAACTGTAGGTTCACGACATCAATAAACTTCTTCTCAGCCATCTTTCTTTCCTCGGCACTCTTGGAGTCACCCACCAGATTCTCCTGATGCTTAAGTGAAGTCTTCTCGTAGTAGTCAGCCCACTCCTTCAAGCTCATACGCTGCTCGCCGTCACGATAGCGGATATTCATCATCTGCTCATAGATGGCATCCACATCTTCCTTCTTGAAAACCTTGGCAGCAGGCGCAAACTCCTTGCGCATTTCCTTCACCACGTCTTCAAGATTGTGCATACCCCTCTTGATTCTCAGGTAAGCATTCTCTGCCATGGCGCTCACCAGCTTAGGCAACACTTCCAGCTGTCTAGAGTTAAGACCGACAAACGAAGCAGACAATTCTTCCTTGCCGGCATTCTTGAGCATATCCCAAAGGTCATTAACCTTTTTGTTTGAAGCTGATACTGCTGCATCGTCAGCCGCCTGCTGAGGCTTCTTTTCAGTCTCTACCTTAGCTTTCTTCTCCTTCTCGAATCCTTCTGCCGCATTCTTGATACCCTCCATTGGGTCAGCGGATGGTTCAGCTTTAGGAGTCTCAACTTTTGGTTCAGCCTTCAATCCCTTGCGTTTAGCATAGATGCTTTCGTAGATAGCACGGTGCAAATCGTCTGTCACTTCTCCGTTCAGATAGTCAAGAGCCATATCCTTGGATAAATCGTCCACGTCTGCCTTCATAATCTCCTCCTCAGTCAAAGGATGCTCCTTCTTGAACTCTGCTGCAGCTGCCTCAATCGGGTTAAACTGAGGGTCTGGGTTCTCTTCCTTTGGAAGGAGTGGGAGAGGACCTTCTTCATTCTTGCTGTCAATATACTCAGTGACCTCATTCAGGTCACCAAACTTCTTGCCATCATACTCATAGTATGAGCCGGTGTATTCTCCCTTCTCGTTTGGCTCATCAACCTTGATAACCTCCTTGTCTCCATCAATCAGAATCTTCTGCTTCATGATAGGACCATTCTTTGATGGAGTCTCGGTTTCCTCGTCCGTCACTTCAATACGACTTTCGAGTTCCTTGTTTTCTAAGCCGTAAGCCTCTTCTACTCTTGGTCGCTCTGCTTCTGCTGGTTCATTTCCTCCTGATGCTTCTTGTTGAGGTTTTTCAACGCCTGAAACATCATGGCTTCCTTCTGTTTCTGAATGTCCTGTGCCATAATCTTGCCATTTTTTTAAGTCCAAAAATTCTTTTACTAACCCTTCCTTGGTAGGAGCCTCACCAAACAACTCACCCTCGCCAGTGTTTCTTGCTGCTGCGATGCGGTTGTATTCATCAAGCAAATCCCTGAAATCAGAAACCTTGCCCTCCAAGGCTAAAGCCATCATCTGAGAGATAGAAGGGTAACGCTTAGCCGCATCCTCACCGAACATTTCTGATGTTCTCAGCAAGGTATCAACCTTGTTGCCGCCCTGTCTTGCCTCATAGAGCAACTGGATAGCCTGATCAATCTCATCACGGAGAGAATAATCGCCCAGCTTCATATTGTCCATTACCGAGCGGATAGCGTTGATAGCCTTATTCTTCACCGTAGAGTCGATGCCCAGCATTCTGATAGTCTCTGGCTTGAAGATAGAACCCAAAAGAAGGTTCTTCACGTACTCCCTGCCTTGTGCAGAAAGTCGTTCCGGACTATCCATCATCTGCGCCACCTCGTTCTGTCCGATGATGCCTTTATCTACTAACGTCTTCACCAAGTCATTTATTGCCTTGGAATTGTTAAAGAATGCATCAAGAGAACCATTTCCCTCAATCTCGGCAACAATCGCGCCTACCTCGTCAGAAGTCAAGGTCTTAGCCTTGGCTACCGCCTGTTCGGTATTGCTCTGTGTCTTCTTCTCGTTTCGGTTGAACTTGGAGAAGGTAGCCGTATCGTATGGCAATCTCTCATCGGTCACCAATACCAGACGAGGATGCTCGATTCCGCTCTGCTCAATCTGTTCTCTTGTGAAGCCGAAGTTCTCGGCATTCTCCAGAAGGTCGTTAATGTATTCGCTGTCTGTGCCTTCCTTTGCCGCCTTCTGTCCTGCCATGGTTCTACCGTTGCCATCATATACGATACCCTCGTCAGATACCACTGGAACCTGCTCGATAGCCATACCGTTATACTTTCGGGCAATCTGGTCCGTATTCTGCTGAGCCGCCTTGTCGTGCTCATAGTCACGGTCGTTCACGGTTCTACCCTCAGCATCGGTAGGGAATCCCTCAGATTTCTTATAGTCATTATTCACATCGTGAGAAGGAGTAAGGCTTTCAGCCGGCACAATCTCATAGCGTCCCTTAATCTTGGTCTCTCCGTCAGGCAGCATTCTTGTGCGCTTGTTACCCACCAGTCTAGGCGCATTCACAAACTTCTGTGCAGCCACGCTGCCAGCCTCATGAGCGCCCTCGGTCTGTTCTGTATTGCCAACGGTCTCCGCAACCTTCTTGGCGATCATAGCCTTCTTGATGTTCTGAGCGTGTTCAAGCTGTTTCTTGGCAGCTTCAATAGTCTGATTCTTCAAAGCCTCCTGCTCCATGATGTCGTTAGGCTCGGCGGTATAGTCCACCTTCATCTTCTCGGCATCCTTCAAAGCCTTCTCCGCTTTCTGAATCTGTCCGTCAACAACCTTCTCGGCATTCTCCCCGAAGTCATCGGTAAGAATCTCTGCACTCTGCTCAGGAGTCATGCTAGCATAGTCAGGCGTAGGTCTTCCCTTGCTATCCGTAGTCATAGGAACATCGGAACCATCGGCAAACTTTCTGCTAGGCTGAGGCTGCTCTTGTGGTACTAAGTCCTCATTTGTGGTATTATCTTTGCCAGATGTGGTATCAGATGTGGTATCATCTTTGCCATTTTCACCCGATTTTGTGGTATTATCTTCCGATTTTGTGGTATTATCTTTTTGTGCCTCCTGATCCTTTGGCTGAGGCTTTGCAGCATCCAACATAGCCTGCTCCTGCGCTGCCTGATTATACGGTTCAGAGTTCTTCATCTGCAATCTCTGACGATATTCTGCAGCAAACTGGTCGATAGTCTGGTTTTGGAATAGAGTAACCTCATCTGCCTTCACATATACCATTTCATTTGTGTTAGGGTCGAAGCAGACAAGCATATCGCCGCTGCCTTCCTTGGCTCTACCTGTAGTCTGGTCGAAGGCAACATCACCTGAACCAACAATAAGTGTTCTTCCGTTGCTATCTTGCACGTACAAAGCCTGCTCGCCATTCATCGCCTGACCGTTCAATGTTCCGTGATAGCTCCAATCAGAAACAAAGCTCTTCACGTTTTCCTCTATGACATCAGCAGTAGCCTGCTGCATACCCTGCACTCTAGCATTCGCATTGATATATTGGGCAAGTGGGGTCAACTCTTCTTGGGTCAATCCATTCTGAATGAGTGCATCGTAAATCTGTGCCGGTGTCAAGCCCTGCTGGTGCAATTTCTCGAATGTCTGTTTGAAAACATCGTTGCTCTCCATCGCTTCGTCAACAGCCTGTTCCGCATTATGGAGATTGCGCAATTCATCCACCACGACACCGCCTTCAGGGTTATCTGTACCGAGCTTATTCTCCTCGGCTACCGTCTTGCCTTGGCTGGCAGACTGGTCTGCATGTGGCTTTCCGCTAGGGAAAAGATCATCTTCGAGTGCTCTCTTCACATGGTAGAAGATTTCATTCTCCTTATCGGTACGCTTCATTGGGTCCTTGCGCATGATTTTGTCAATATCAACAATCATTTGTCCATTGTCGTTGATTATCTCCTTCAATGAGTTCATAAAACCGCCAACAACCTGTGAAGTTCCTGATTTGAGATAGCCATACAGTCCGTTCTTATCCACATACTTCTCCCAGTCAAGATAGAGCGCACTCTTCGGGTTGCGCAAGTCATTAATCAACTGGGCGTTTTTCGGGTCTGTAACATCCTTGCTTGTGTCATAGCCGTTATTACGGAGGAAACCAAGTGCCAGACTGGTAACATTTCCGTCCTCATCAGTCAGCTGCATATCCTTCATCTTAGAATAGCCAATCAGCGACATCATATCGTCATTATCACGATAAAGCTTCTGCTTGTAAAGAATAGCTCTGCGCTCATCGGCATTCTTATAAGAGGTACGTGTAAGCATCGTTCCGTTCTTGGTGTATTCAAGAATCTGCTTATTCTTCACATCGTTCACGCTGCGGTAGCTTCTGCCTCTTGTGGTATTGAACAGTCCCATCGCTGCGTTCACCTTCTCCTTGGTGCTCTGAGAAACGTCTGGGTCGTTCATGAAATCCGTGTAAGCGGTCTTATACTTCGGGTCTCTTGGTGCGGTCTTTGATGCACGGTCCACCTTCACGAAAGCATCCATCAGATTCTTGCCCGATGCAGAAGAAATCAGCTCGTTCTTCTCGTCAGGAGTCAGACGAATATCCACGGCGATAGGGGATCCGTTGGCATTCTTACCAATCACGAAATGAGGATTGACATTATGGGCAAGATTATACAACGCATTTCCGATATGAGCGTAATTCTTAGGCTCTCCTGCCTTGAATGCGCCCACCATCACCACGTCTTCAAGCCAAGTGCCAAAGGAAATATCCTTATCGCCGGTGATATTATCGGCAACCATCATGGTTCCAGCCTCAACACCGAGACCTGCGGCAGTAGCACCAAGCTTCTGTGTGCCATGCAACCATTTCTCGCTGGTACTCTTCTCCAAGCCAGTGATACCGAACTTTGACACCCAAGGAGCCATGATTGCACCCGATACTCCGAACATCGCACCAGTGGTAGCACCATGCTCGAATCCTTCCAATGCTGCCTGACCCAATGCCGACAATGAAGTATCATCACCGGTAGATGCCTGTCCTAAAGCTGCGGTAATGCTGGAATAGCCGCCCAGGTTGAGCGCACTCTTCGCTGTTCCTTCCACCAAACCAGAAGCAATCTTCTGTGCCATCGTCATGTTTGCAGCCTTGAATGCCAACTGCTGTGCGGTAAGTTTGGCACCTGCTTTCACCAGTCCTGCCTTGGCAAGACCCTTCATCAGAATCTGCTTACCCAAATCCACGGTCAAATTGGATGCGCTTCCTGTCATTCCGAGAATATGGGAGTCCATCGCCATGTTAGCCGCCGTAGAAACGAAACGTGCGCCCACGCCAGACTTGTATCCTTCGTTAGCCTTGTAGCCTTTTACGGTAGGCATTTCCTCCAAACCGTCTGAAATAGCCATAGACTCCTGCTCTCTGGCAATCTGCTCTCTCGACTTATCCTGTCCGGCAGACAAGGTTCCCAAGATGGAATCGCTGAGTCTTCTCACCACATATTCCGTGGCACTCTGAGGCAGAATCTCCTCAATATTCTTAACACCCAGTATATTCTGGGCACGCTGCATCATCTGAGGAGTAACATACTTGTCAACGTACTCCTCCACGCCCATGTTCAGCTTGTCGGCACTCTGCATGATGTGCTCCTGCAATCCCTTCTGAGAGTATATTTCCTGCAATTTGGAACTGAGGGTATCAGCAAGTACATTCTGGCGGTTTTTGATCCTGTTATCCTGCAAATCCTTCCACGCCTTGTTTCTCAGATAGGCATCATTACCAGCTTTCTGCAAATCCTGCTGATACTGAGACCAAGACAAATCATCAGCCTCCTTCATCGAAGGGGCAACAAGAGAATCAATCTCAGGCGCAATGGTGCCATATTTGCCGTCATTCATCACAAAGTTATTGCCCTCAACCTCATACTGGGCAAGATTCATTGCATCGTCCTCTCGCTGCTGCTTGGCTCTAGCCAGTCTAGCCTCAGGAGTGTCGAGTCTCTGCATCATCTCGTTGAAATTTTCCGACAATGGAGAGTTCTCATGTAAGCTTCTGTTGTTAGCATTCGCTATATCATACATTTTTTCTCTTTCTGTACGACTAGAGTATGCTAGTGCGCCTTTAGCTGCCATATCTCTGAATCTCCTGTTTACTTCTTTCATTGGATTTAAATCCACTCGACTTTGAGCAATTGGATTGCGCTGTTCTTGCTGAATAGCCTGTTCCTGTGCTCTCTGCATGCGTTCGCGCGCATTACTAGCCTGAGCCTGCTGCATCGGGTTCATTTGGTCGTTGCGCATGTGCATCAACCGCCAGTTCTTCATGTAGTTTGTACCAGAATGCTGCGCCTTCTGCTGCCTTGACTTCTGATACTGAGCTGCGACTTCCTGCGCTCTCTGCTTCATAGTCTGCTTCTTGACAGGCTGAACAGGCTGCTGCACAACAGGCTTTGTCTTCTGCTGAGGCTTCGGATTTACTGCGTGAAGTCCGAGTCGCTGTGCGAACTCCTCATACGATTTACTGGAAACAGCACCATCGGCGTGAAGCGCATCATAGAGCTGCTTTCTGTTATGATAGCCCTGCTTGCCAGGCGCATACACGAACTGTCTGAAATGTTCTCTAGTTCCTGAAACTGCGCCATCGGCTTTCAAGGCGTTGTAAAGTTGGTCAAATTTATCTCCAGCCATATATTATATATTAATGTTTATAAACCAAGTTTCTTTGTATTCTTATAGCCATTCTTCGACTTGCCGGCAGGCTTCGCTGCCTTCTTTCTGGCTTCTTCCCTCTGTCTTCTCTGTGCTCCTGCTCTCTGTGCAACAGAGGAACCGCCTTGTCTGTTGGTGGTTCTAGTAGTAGAACCGTCCTTGTTGAACACTTCCTTGCTGCTTGAAGTAGATGAATTGCCAGAAGTATTTCCATTGTAGTAGGCTTCATTTGCTTCATACATGGTCTTGTTGGATGCGTAATGAGGTTTTCCTTCTGCATCCCAAGTTACGTATTTGGCAGAAGAGCCTCCACCGCCGCCTGATCGTCCACGTCCGCTTCCCTTATGGGTAGCGTTATACTGTGAAATATTCAGTCTTCTGTTGGTCTGCTCATCCTTTGCCCTGTCACGTCCCTGCTTGTACTCGAAGTCTCGCTGGTCCTTCTCCTGCTTATACTTGGTGGCAGCTGCGTCCTTGCCCTTTCGGTACTCAAACTTATCCTTGGCAAGCTGGGCGTTATCACCACGAAGCCCTGCCAGATACAGCTTGTAAGCCTGATCTGCTCTGGCGGCAGCACTCTTAAGGTCAAGATTTGCCTGCTTGTAAGCCGCATCAGCATCAATGGCATCCTGCTTCTGTCTCTGAGCCTTGCGCTTCTGGTAAGCTTCTTCCATCATGGTAGTTGGGTCGTTGAACACCTGCAAAGGCGCACCCTTGGAAGTATTCACGATGTTGCCCATGTGACGTATGGCATCGGAGAATGCTGCAATACGTTCTCTGTTGGTGGTGATTCTGCGGTCATATTCATCAGGAGTCTCACCCTCACGCATACCCGGTCGGCTCTTGGGAATCAGCTTGCCCAGCCACCCAAAGAAACCGCCATCCCTCTGTGAAGGGTCTGCCTGGAACTCTGGAACCTGCCTCTGCTGGGCTACTGAACCGTTCAATGCGGAAGAAAGCGCATCATAGTTAGGTGTGCCGTCAGCATTCCACCCTGTAGGCTGCTTCATTCCCTCGAAACTGGTCTGAGGCTGCTGAGTCTTCTCTGCTGCATCACCCAGATAGGGAGTCTGTACGGAAGAAGCCGCCGGATGTGCCTGCTGAGGCTGAACAGCAGGAACCTCCAGCTTTCCACTAACGCCCCCATTCTGCTGAAACACGTTCATATTCATAGGCTGGGGAGCAACCGCTGGAATCTGCCCATTAGGACCACCATGCATAGTCTGGTTCATCACCTGATCATAATCAGGGTACTTAGCCCTCATCATATCATGTACAGCCTCTGGGTACCCATTAATGGAAACAGGTACCCTTTTCTGCTGCTGTGGATTTTGATTATTTACTGGCATATCTTACTTCATTTTCTTTATTATATCATCAATACAATCCTTACCGCATAGAACGGTTACACCAGAATGGTCTGCACCTTTCTCTGCAATATCAGCCCCAACCATCTGGTCTATAATGCCGTTTCCATCCTTGTTTCCTACGAGTCCGAGATTATGCGCCTTTGTGTTAAACAATTCATAAGCTTTCTCTTTCAAATCATCCAGAGAACTTTTCGCATATTTTGCTGCATAAGACTCAAAAACATCATTAATGGATTCTCTTACATCTCTAAAACACTTTGCAGTCATATCAACGATTACTGCTGTATTCTGCTTTTTTGCCTCAGCTAACTCCTTGCCCAAGTCTGCAATCACTTCGTCCTTTTCGGCAAGTTCGTTGTGACGATTCTTGTTGATAGACTTCAACTTATCATTCAACTCCTTAATCTCTTTGTTCTTCTCTTTCAGGCGAATGTTTTGGATATCAATCTTGCCAATAGTCATATCGGCAATCTTATTGCGAAATTCTTCAACACACTTTTTGTAGTCATTGTTTTCTTTTGTAAGCTTATCAATCACCTTTTCCTTATAAGCGAGAGCACTCTCGGCACTCTTCAAAGCCTGAGCATCAATCTTGTCAACAACCTTATTGGCAAGCTGCTTCCTCAAATCCTCAACCTCCTTCACGTACTTCTGGCACACTTCGGTCAGATTCTTCTCACGAATCTTTGAAAGGCGAAGTTCCTCTGCAACGTCAGACAAAATAGAGTTCTTGTCATGGATGATGCCGTTCAGTTTAGCAATCTCCTTGCCCAATCTCTTGGTCTTCTGGCTTTCCTTAGTCAGCAAGTTATAAATCTCAATGAAATCATCTAACTGCGAAAGAGTGGCTTTCTTCATTAGCTCTTTATCCTTGGTAAGCTCTGCAATCTTCTTTGCCTGCTCATCCAACAAGGCATCGTTGAACTGGGAGGCTGATTCTGCAAGGGCTGGGTTTCCTTCCTTCATCTTATCAATGGTTTCACGCAACTCAGCATTCTCAGCCTTAAGGCGCATAATTTCCCTTGCCTGCGCACCAAACATCTTTGTTGCTGCTTTCAGATCGCCTTTCTTTGACTGTTCTTCGCCAGGACCGGGATACTTGGTGTTCTTTTCGTACTCCTTCTTCAGGCGAGCCTTGCGTTCTTCGTACTTTGATTTTTCCATAAAAGGAAAATAACCATTCTCCGCAACAACTTTCATAGCTTCACCTACTTCTATCTTTTCCCATAATGCAGCCTTAACGTCTTCGATCAGCACACCCAGAAAACGTTCTACCACAAAACCTTCACTCTCCAATATCTTCTTTGCTTCTTCAAATGTCATATCTATATTATTTTAATGTTTAACTTCATTAACACTTCCCGAAAAATCAGGGGTGGGGGAAATCGGAAAACCGAAATCCAAAATGAGGGGTGGGGGGGTGGCGGGATTTTTATTTATGTATTTATATACTATAATTACAAACGGTGGTCAAAGGGGGTGGGGGGGTCTTGGGGTGCCCTCTATGCCTTGCCTGCCCTTGCCTCGCCAGTCGCTCGCTCCTCACCTTCCCAGCCCTACACTCCTAGGTGAGGAACCTTCGGCTTCTTCTTGTTGAGGTTGCCTACCGCTTCATCCAGCATCGTGCCACCAGCCAACTGGTTATTGGATGCGTTCGGGTTCAAAAGTCCGTTCGCATCAGCCTTGTGTGATAGCCCATTGCTGATGTCTGTTACATTCTTGTTATCAAGAGTCGGTGTTGGATTTGCTAACTTACTGCTACCCTGCGCCTTAACCCCTTCGAGTTCTGACCCCAATTGGTTCACACCGAAATTGAACATAGCGTTTGAAGCATTTTGGGCTGCATCGCTCGTTGCCTGCGCCTTCTGCTGCTCAATCTGCTGACGTTCCCTAGACAACTGCTGAGTGTTGGCAAGGTGAGCATCCTCCACATGCTGCTTACGTGAAGTGTCCTGCGCTGCGATATTGGCAATCGTGTTTCCCATCGCCTTGTTTGCACTCTCCTTCGCCATCGCCACACTTGCAGCAGTTCCACCACCAACGGCAGCAGCGCCATCAGCCTTGCGAATATACTCATCCTGCACCTCCTGCGCTCTTCTCATAAGGTTCTGTCCTGCCTTCGTGTCGAGGTAGTCGGTATTGTAGTTCTTGTCGTACCAAGCCTTCTCAGCGTTCGTTCTGTACTGATTCTCGGCTTGTGCTCGTCTAGCCGCCTTCTTCGCCTTGTTAGCACCGAACAGAGACGAACCAATGCCAAGTGCCAAGGATGCAGCGCCCAACACCCACTCCTTCTTCTCCCCAAGCACTGGGGAAGAGGTCAAATTCTTTGGGATTCTTGCTAAAATTTCACTCATAATTGCAATTATTTGATTTACGAGGGCAAATATATAATATTTGGCGATACGTTTTGCCGTGTTTCCGGTCGTGAAAATTTACCCCTCCAACCACTAGTCTGTTTGTCGGGGCGCAATCCACCCCAAACCTTTTCCCCTCGTACCTCCAAAAACCGCCCATTTTGTAAACAATAGTGCTAAATGTAATAAAACTACAAGTGGTTGATATTATGGATTTTAGTCTCAGTCATTCCCAAGGATGAATAAAAGATTATAGTAAAGTTATTTCTTATTTTACAAATGAAGTTACTTTGCAAACAAAAAGCCCATTTGCATTAATAGGTACGCACGTGCGCATAAGGAAGGCTTTAAGAAGATTTAACGCTGCATTTGAATGTTGTGCAGGTGTAATCAAGATTAATTCAATCCGTTTTCGTTGATTTTTGCGATTTTCGGGCAGATGGTCGGGATTTCTCCCAAATTCGTGAGTTTTGAGCCATATAAGAGCCGTTTTATGGCATTTTAGGGCTGATTTTGTGGGTTTTCGTAGTTTTCGTAGTTTCGTGCAGGATTTACCGCTCATCTAGGAAGAAGCCCGATGGATGCAGTCTAGACCCGCTCCGTACCCTCTCTATACCTTCTCCGTACCAAGTCTTAGTGTTTGCAAGGTTTGCAGGGTTTGCAGGCAAAGGTGTTGTGTCGTGTTGCGTGAGTGTTGCGTGATATGTTATGTGTGGTGTGTTCTTCTGTCTCTCTTCTCTCTCTCTTATGTGTGTATTCTCTCTCTGTAGGTGGAGAAGAGTGAGTAAAATCCTCGGGGGAGATAAGGGGGCAGCGCCCCCACGGGCGCAAGCGCCCTCCCCATGCCGTGTGGGGCTGGCGCCTTGCGTTTACTAGGGCAACCCCTAATGGCTCATTATTTGTATCAGAAGCTTTTCACTCTTAGGCAGCATTCCAAAATTATCTGAATATATTGAAAGACAGATACTCCCCTTACTTGAAGTCCATTTCGAAAAATCACGTGTACACATAAATGGTTCTACACCTAGAACACGAGAAATTCTACTAATCAAGACGTTATACATATAATTTTTGCCATTCTCTGAAAAATCAACATCAATTGTTATTGATTGCAAAACTTTATCTTGTCCATAACAAAAAGAGACTTCATTTACATTGTTATATGAATTTTTACCCCAAATAACATATTGATTTCCGTACGATGAAATTCCCCTTTTATAAGTTTCGCTTTCAAAATCATCTTCGTTTACTTGCAAATTCAAATGCTTGAATCTGGACAAGCAGAATTCATAACTATCACCAAGCATAAAGCCCATTACTCCACCAAAACGAATGCCATCAATAGGATTTGAAGACATCACTACATTTCTTAGTTTTGTTGCACACACGACTGGTGATCTCTGTGGCTTGCTATTCCTTTGGGATGCACAAACCATAATCGCAGTAATTAATAATGCTACGAATAAAATTAATAAGAATACCATAGATAAAAGTTGTGATTTATATTATATTTGTTATTTTGCAATAGCTTTGATTTCATTTACTTGCTGAAAGAACTCTTCAAGGGTATCAGCCGTATAATGAATACCTTTATACCGCACGAATGCGGCAAATTCCTTCGAGGTATCAACTATTCTTAATGGCTCTTCACCTAGAATGGTTGAAAGTTTTACGTTGAGAAACTTTGCTATCTTAGCCAATGTACCCAAAGAAGGAGTAGTTTTATTGTTTATAATATTACTCATACCCACCTTGGTTATATTTAAATAATCAGCCAAATCCTTTGCCATTATACCACGCTCCTTAAGTAAATCCTTTAGATTTATCTTTATGATTTCATTTTCTACTATTTCCATATAAATATTACTTTAACTATTAGGCTGCAAAGATACAAAAATTCATCTAATATTTATATTAAAATCTGTGAATTAAACTAATATTTATACTAATAGACGTTAAAGTTCACCTAAAAATTGCACTTTTCTCTTTAAAAATTTGGCATAATAAAACTTTTAGTTTAACTTTGCACTCGAAATCAAGTTAGTTTGGTTTCAAGAGGAACGATGGCACGTTTAGCACTTCACGTTTAACTACCTCTATAAAAGTACAGATTAGTCGGGAAAGGCAGAGAGGTAGAACTCTGTAACACACCGAGGACAACGTACACCGAGTTAGTGACACTCTCAAAGCACAAAGGCAAAGAAGCCTCAAACACTCATCACGCAAGATGGAAAAACGCTAGTCGTGTTAGACTAGAGAAATATCGAAACACGTTGACCCACGAACGTTAAGTGAGGGAGCTAGGTCACATATAGCTTGTGAACGTTGGGAGCAAACGTACACCTGCACTTTAATGTTTCACAATTTAATAGCAACAACACAATGAAAAGATTTTTAGTTATCAAGGATTATCGCAATACATTCACTCCCGATGTTGTCGGACAATTCGACAAATGGGAAGATGCAGATACATTTGCTAAACTCTGCAATAAGAGTAACCAGTTCGGATTGTTACACTGGGTGTTTGAAATGAGTGAAAGAACAAAGTAATAACTCGGGGAGATAAGGGGGCAACGCCCCCACGGGGCTGCGCCCCTCCCCACGTCTAACAGACAAAAGATTATGGGAAAATATTTGGTAAACACGTATAGCACTATCAGAAAAACAAACGGAGGTACATTTCGGTATGAAGGTTTTTCTAAAGTGGTTAGCGAGAATGTATTAGAACTCGCAAAACAAGCTAACAAGGAAGTTGGCTACAAGTACGTAGGACGCTTTAAAGATACATACGGACGCTATTACACCAAGTATGCGTACGTGGCTGATGAGTTTTCTAACTCGGAACGTGAAGTTACCTACTTCGTAACAATAACAAAATTAAAATAAGGCTTATGGATAAGACAATAACACTTACGAGCGATGATATTTGTACCATCACTCTCGCTTTACTAGATAAGGCGATGAATATCAAGAACTCAGCGAAGATATGCGGTATTACCCTATCTTCGCAGACATTAAACAAACTTGCTAGTATGCAAGAATTAGTTAACAAGATTAATGATTAGGAGATTATGGCAAAGAAGAATAAATACTGCTATGGTTGGGCAATCTGGACTAACTATGGCTGTGGATGGGAGCAGGAAAGTGTTTACGACAAAAAAGAAACATCATACTCTCAAGTGAAGAAAGATGCGGCTGAATACAGAGTTGCAGGCGCACAAACGAGAATCACAAATACTAGATGGTTGAACAATTAAAAGATGCGATTATGTTGAAGTATAACGAAAATATGGTAGATGTAAGCGAGCAGGACATTAACTACTTGAATACATCAGTTAAGGAAATCAATACCCACGTTGGATATGATTTCATATCGCTTAAGAGCACTCCACAAGCCGAGGACGAATGTATTGACATTTACGAGGACGGATTGGAGACTTGGACTAGCTACACCTTTGAGCAAGCGGAAATGTATCTCAAAGGAATCAAGAAGGGCTTTGAGTTAGAAGAGAAGAAGAGTAACTAACTAGGTGGGGAGCAATCCCCACCATAACACTACAAGAATATGAAGAGAATAAGACTTACGAGCAGCAGAAGAAGTATTACGATGGAAGCAACGACTATGAGAGTTTAGGAGCCATCTTTATGTATTGGCTTGAATGCGGCAACGAGACCGCAGCACAGATGCAGGAGACCTACAGAGAGTGCAACAGAGAGTGCAAGGAATATATCTTGCAAGACCTCTTCTACCTTTGTGACCTCAAGACGTTCTACAAGTTCGTTAGAATCTTCAACTTTGGCAAGAAGTAAAAATGGTAGCGGTCAGCGAATAGAGGAGCACATCTAGTTCAAGCCTAGAGACCGCACAAGTATAACAATTAAAAGAAAGGGTTAAGATATGGATATTACAATTTATGTGCTATGCGCCTTGTTTGGAGCATTAGCAGGTTACAGAATCAGAGACGCTAAAGATATGGAGGACGAGTAATATGAAGAAGCAGAAAGTATTCGTATTGGTTCAGCACGGCAACGACAACCAAGACTATTCTAGCGTTGATGTTGCCGGAGTCTTCCACACCAAGACCGCAGCAAAAGAGAGAATGGAGGAGAAAAAGGCTGAGATCCTAGACTTCTACAAGGAAGAATATCCCGACTGCTATGAGGTAACGGAAGACGAGGAAGAAGCATCGTGGTGCTGCTCCTGCAAGAGTAGCCCGATGTTCGATGAGTTAGTACTAACAGAAAAAGAAGTGGAGTAATGACAAAGAGAAAATTGGAAATGCTTGATGAGGAGACGAAGGAAGTAGCCCTCTCACGTATCTTCGGCAAGAATTGCGCTAGCAAAATTGGCGATGAGAAGCAAAGTTATTGCGGTTATGTTGGTGGAGAAGTAACAGAAGTTGTCTTCCTGGGAACCTGCATCGTGATAAAGCGCAAAGAGCAGTTTGCTCTAACTTACAAGTGGAGCGACACCATTTGCAACGCACTGATGCAGACCGAAGGTGTGAAGTATAGAAAAGAAGGTTGGGTCAGCTTTAATGAGCAGAAAGATGCCTACTTCGATTTAGACACACGCAGCATATTAATCAGATTTCAAACAAAACAGAAACAGATAGCAGTATGAACAAGCAGTTATTTTATTTCGTCTTCCCTCAATCAGGGGAGACGATTACAAAGGAAATGAATCCTTTGGCGGTAAAGGATGCCGCAGTGAAGTATTTGAAGACTCAGAACGAGGTGAGAGGTGATATTTGCATCATCAAGGATAGCCGTGAGAACGTGATTGCTATGGGCTATGTTAGCGATAGCATGAAGGTTTCTTTCTTCACCGAGGATGAGACAGTTAACGACATCAAGCCGATAGGAGTTATCGAGGAAGGAGGTAAGCAATGAAATTACGGCAGGCGAAGAAGATACTTTGCAGAAAGAAAAACTTTTATTGGGTGCCACGAATTTTTGCTTATCATTACGGCTATTGCAAAGACCACAGATTGGCAAAGGCTATCCGAAGGTTTCGTTCCTATCAGAAGAAAGGAGGTAGAAAATGACAAAGCAGGAATGGTTTGTGCTCTTCATCTTCTTATTTACGATATTGATGGCAGTACTGGGATAAGGGGAACGAGATATGGAAAAGAAGGCTAGAATCATCGTGTATGACGATGTGGGAATACTTGACGAGAGCGATACCCTTTTCGAAGACAAGGAACAGCTTGCAGGAATCGCCAAGCAGAACCTAAACCAAACACTAGATGCAGAAATGGTGGAAGTATGGGCAGGCGGCAAACTTGCGATGAAGTTCGAGTACAACCGCAAGCACAAGATTGTTCCAGCCAAGAACCTGCATCCAGGGTGGGGAGGACGGAGAGACCGGGCAGGAGCACCGAGCAAGGGCGCTGAAGCCCTAGTTAATCGGGTAGTACTGCACGTGAATGAGGAAACCTTCGACTTTTGCGAGTCTCTAGGAAGAAACAAGGCTGAATGGATAAGGCAAGCCATCAGAGAGAAGCGAGAGCGAGAGGGAAGCAGCAAAGGGTAGTCAGAAATGGCTACCCTTTATTCATTATACCTACATCTTGCCTTCCAGCTCATCAAAGGCAGACTGCACGTCCCTGCTCAACGTTCGGGCATACCTCGTAGTCTGTCGGAGGTTTGTATGACCGAGCACTTTCGCCACGACATTAATCGGCATACCCTTGGAAAGGAAGAGCGTTGCAGCGGTAGCACGCCCCATGTGGGAATGCAGATTAGGAACACCGACAATCTCGCCTATTACTTTCAAGTAGTCGTTGTACTTCTGATTGGAAATCCTCGGCAGGCAGAAATCATACTTCTTCAGCAGTTCAACCGCAGGTGTAAGAAGCTGAAACACGAAATCCGTGTCTGTCTTGGTTCGCTTGGCATGATAGAACATCTTTCCATCCTTCTCAACGCAGTTGGAGTAATCGAAGGAAGATAGGTCGGCATAAGCCAGTCCGGTATAGCACTGGAAGAGAAACAAATCCCTAGCCTGCTGAATATGCGGAGTAGAAATCTCCAGCTTCTTGATGGCACCGAACTGCTCTTCTGTTATGCAGTCAACATACTGCTTCTCGCCCCTGCCGATGTGGAAGGGCAGCAGTTTGTATGGATTCTCATCCATAAGCCCGTCTATCACGGCATCGTTGATGAACAGCTTGAGATACTTGTGATAGTCGTAGATGGTACACTGAGCCTTACCCTGCTTGTGCAGGAACTCATCCATCGCTCTAATCTTTGACACATTGCAGTCCTCGAACGTCAGAATCTTCCCCCACGACTTCAAGAAGGCAATGAAGACATCATAGCGTTTCTTGGTATGATCGCACACCTTTCGCTCGTTTCTTCTCTTCTTGCAGTACTCTACAAAGGACACACTTTTCTCGCCTTCACCATTGAAGAAGGCAGGAATCAGAGACAAATCCGTGATTCCTTCCTTTACCATCTTGGTCAAGACGAGGTTTCCACGCTCCTCGAAAGCCTTCAGCTTTTCGTTGAGTGCATCGGCATCCTTGTGCTTGATGATGCGTTTCAACTTGTCAGACCATTGGTTTGGAGTGACCTTGATACCGGTTGAGAGGTACTTGCGTTCAGACTTGTAGCTGAACCTCAATTCGATGGAAACTGGCTTCTGTGCCGTTCCTCTTCTTAACCGATTGTGAATGAAACTTAAATTAATTCCAGCCATTTTGATAACATAAATTTACGGGGTTGATAACATTTTGATAACACTCCCCAAATTACACAATATTTCTCAAAAGAGCCGATGTGATTGATTCTTAGATAGTTATGCCGTTTATAGACGTAAACCATTCGTAGAATGTTCTACATTTCTACATTTTCTCCAGCACGCATATCAAAAAACAAAAAGACGAGCATAACTGCTTGTAAATAAGCACGTTAAGCTCGTCTCAACTTTCAGATAAAAATCTTTTTTGTTTGTGATTTAAACTACTTCTGTGACTCGCATGGGGCTCGAACCCATGACCCCAACATTAAAAGTGTTGTGCTCTACCTGCTGAGCTAGCGAGTCAATCTCCAACCTTTGTTCAAAAGCGAGTGCAAAGGTACGACTATTTTTTGAAATCACCAAATATTTAGTCGTTTTTTTA